TGTCTCCTAGACCTGTGAGCTAATTAAATGTAAGCACACATGGAATTGAGCTGGAGCATCATCCTGTAAGTCCCTACACAAACAAGACAATCCGACTTAACCCATATCGGCACGGAGATACTTAATTAACACACTGATTTGAGCTGATTGTTTCGCTGTATCAATTCTCTGCAATCGTTTATGAACACTAGGGATGATGTGTTCAGAGGCTTAGTGTGTATTTGAATTAGTTGAGCCTTTTGAATCCATGCTCAGGGATACGGCCCCAAGATAGAGACCAGAACGGTAGCGAATCATTCTGGTCATTGGGATCTTTTGAAACGTTCCCCGCCTCAGTGATACTATAGTAGAGATATAGTTTATGTATGTCAATAGCAATAACACTTACAATAACTACTTGTAACCATTATAAACATCCTCTACGTACCGGAATGTCGTGTCCAGAGTCGCTTCAGATAACTCTGTCTCAAACTTGTCCTGATAATTCTCGGTCAGGATATACGAAGGGGCCATATCGAAGAATAGATGCCCAGCCACATTTGACAGATCAGAGTTCATATCACGAATACTTCGTAGACATGTGTTACAGAGATCCTCTTCCTCTTTCTTCGGGAATCCTTCGATCACTGATTCCTTCGTAACTGAATCTACCGTTGTGAATGTCGTAGCAGGTTTCTTTCGCTTATACCCAACGTAGTTATTACATGCTTTACAATACATAAATCATTTCTCCAATACTTTTACACGGGAATGTCTCCCTATTTATTTTGTTTAAATATCCTAGCCAGACACACAGGCTAAACATCTTGCCTAGACATCCCACACCAGATGTCTAGATCACACACACACTCACACAACACATAGTATGATTTATACGCTAGTCAGGAAACGATGTCAATAGTAATCACAGTATATTTGTGTAATCTTACTAAGATTCATTGCTAAGATTCATTGCTAAGATTCATTGCTAAGATTCTTTGCTAGAGATCTTGTTAGGATGTTTAGACTAGAGTTCTAGGCTGGATGTCTTGACTAGAGATCTTGTCTAGAATTCTGGTCTAGATGTTTAGCCTAGAGTCTAGTCTAGATATCTAGTTAAGATAATATATAAGTAATAAGTATTATTATATTAGTATTTATACTAGCTAAGATATCTTGTTAAGAAGTCTAGTCTAGATATTTAGTCTAGATAATCTTGTCTGGACACCGCAAGCGGTAGCGTACCAAACCTGCTATACCATTGTCAATACCCTTTTCAAAGATTCTTTAAGATTACTTGTGATCATCATCTTCTTGCTTTCCTGTGATCAATCGTGCTAGGATTCGTGTCACTCTTGTGTTCAGTGATCTGGTGCTAGGCACCAAAGTATTTGAACACAAGGTATTGACAATACATCCTGACAAGAGTAAATTATGAAAACACACACAGACAAACACACAAACTAACAATGCAATCAGGAGGTACAGATAGGCATGATCGAACACATGCAATACGAGCTGAAAGCAGCCAAGACATCTCTGCTGAAGCTTGAGAAAGAATTACAGGAACGTGATGTTGTTATCAGTGATCTAAAACGAAAGAATCTCTTGCTACAAGAGCGTGTAGACAGATTGCATCAAGCAATGCAGACGAGAAGCTACCTAGAAGAGCTTCTGAGCCGTTTTACAGACGAGGAGGTACGTTCGGATGGGTGACATGAAAAAACGTGTAAAAGCTCTTGCAGACACCTTGTACGAGTTCTCTGGTCAAGACTTCTCTGACCGTAGTGTTCAGAAACACTTTCAGTCTCGGTTGATGCTGATCTTGAGACAGATGCAAGCAATGGGAGTGTACGTAACACTACCTGAATTCTCTGGCTACGATAATTTCGGTAGACCTGTTAAGGCAGTGTTCGATGGCGTACACTTTGAGATGGGTGATAGCTGTCCTGAATACAAGATTCAGATGGCTTATTTTGAAGGAACACCATTGTGATGAACTATAAAGATGAAATCTTATCCTTGAAATGGAATCGTTGTGATAGTAAACTTGAGCCACCTGAGACTATTGTCTGGGTATTTACGTCAGACCTTGTGATCAGAAAAGGCTTGCGTAATGGCTACAGCAAGAGTTATAATGGCTACGATTACATTGATGCAGAGTGCGGTGAGAAGTTGGGTAAGGCTTTGTATTGGGCATACATTTGAATTGGAGGAACTTGTTATGAACAAAGATAAACGAATTAAAGAACTAGAGGAAGATGTGGATACGTCACTCGCCGCCCATGATGCCGAAGTGATTGAGCAGATGCTATCAAACATGCTCTATGAGAAAGGTATGACAGCGAGCCACTACAAATGAGCTGAGCTGGTTAAGTGGATGCAAGACTACGCCAACCAACTTCGCCAGCAACCCAAGGAGGATAACGATGAAAACTAAATCAACAACAGAAATCATCCAGAGTTTCTTGCCACATAAAGACCCTCTGACAGAATTGAACAAAATTCGTAACGTGTTAGATGTCATGCGTGATGATGTGCGATTGGCATCACAGGGAAAACTTGAACTGAGTCTTGGTGAGATGTATTCTTTGCTAGATACGTCCACGCATAACCTAGACAGTGTGATTGAGTTCCTTGATGCAATGCAAGCAGAAGTCATTGCTGATATGGAATCTGACAACATTAACTTTGAATTTATGAAGGTGCATTGATATGATTCTTGGCCCAATTCGTAACATTGATAATTATCGTGATCTATCTGATACAGATGTGATCGACGTTCTTGTGCGAGATAATCTACAAGAGACCTATTGGCTACGGCGTGAGGTTGGTTTTGATCCAGACGCTTTTGACGAAGCCTTGCTTGAGGTGATTCGCTACTACAGCACTGAGCCAGAGTTTGAGCAATTCTTGAAGGAGATTAATAATGACAACTAAGAGTGGATTCGTCTTTTCAAGACGTTCTCTGAACAATCTGTACGGAGTGCATCCTGAGCTGATCCGTATCACCTACCGTGCACTAGAGCTGTCTGAGGTGGACTTTGCTGTGACAGAGGGGTTGCGTACAAATGCTCGTCAGCGAGAGCTTGTTGAGCAAGGTAAGAGTCAGACATACAAGAGCTACCATATCCCTCGCTTTGGTGATGATTACGGACGAGCTGTGGATGTTGCTGCTTATGTTGGTGGCAAGATTAGCTGGGAGTGGGAGTATTACGAAAAGATTGCCAAAGCGTTCAAGCAGGCTGCTGATGAGCTAGGGTATGAGGTTGTATGGGGCGGTGATTGGGAATCTTTCAAAGATGGCCCACACTTCCAGTTGATGCGAGGTGATGAATGACGGGTATATGGCTCACCTATGCTGTGACTAACATCATGTGGCAATTCATTCTTAACATGCTCATCAAGGATGGATTCATTCATGGTCAGATGAAGCAGAACAATCCTGACGCATACAAGCGTGTTGTTGAACGATCTACAAATAAGAGTGTCTCAATGGAGAGTGCGTTCAGGACATTGGCTACAGTGGGGATGAATGTATGGGCCTTGCCTATTGCGTTGATTGCTAGTATGATCTTTCTAGCAATTCAGTAGAAATTATTTAGGAGAGAATATGTGCAAAAGTGTTGTTGAAGGCAAGGGTGGAATTGTTGCTCGAATTGTTGCAGACAGTGTGAGTGAGAGTAATAAGCGCATTACTACGTTTGAGTTGGAGTATCCGCGATTCATCCATAGCGAACTTATGACCCATAGATTGTGCAGCCGTAATGCTATGAGTAGTCGCGCTGTCCCGATCAAGAAGATGGTTGAACAGGTAAGGAACAACCCAGCCACGCCTATCCATTGGGGAGCCAATCAACAAGGAATGCAAGCTGAAAACGAATGCACTACTCTGGTTAAGATTGATGAGCAATCAAGTCATGCAGCCAAGGTTGCTTGGATGGTCAGTGCCCACAAAGCTGCTGATATGGCTGAGCGATTTGCTGATGCGGGCTATCATAAGCAGATTGTCAATCGCCTACTAGAGCCATTCCAGATGATGAAAACAGTGCTGACATCCACAGAGTTTGACAACTTCTTCTGGCTGCGTTGTCACAAAGATGCACAACCTGAAATCAAGGAGCTTGCTGATTGTATGTACAAAGCAATGCAAGAATCTGCACCAGTATTGCTTTCTGCAAATGATTGGCACACACCTTATTATGAATCAGGGTATTGGACAGAGAAGTCAGAATCTCTGGATGATGTTGGTAACACTCTTGAAGTTGCCTTGAAAGTTTCAGCATCTTGTTGTGCTCAGGTTAGTTACCGCGTGTTGGATGATAGCTTGGACAAGGCGCTAGACATCTACGATAAGTTGGTTAAGTCTAAACCTGTTCATGCTTCTCCGTTCGAGCACCAAGCAACGCCTGTCAGTAATGACATTGACGGACTTTATTGGGATGATTGGAATAGTACTGAAGGCGTCACTCATCAAGACTCTTCAGGTAATCTTTGGTCAGGGAACTTCAAAGGATGGATTCAGCACAGACAACTTATTGAAGACAACGTGTGTAATAAGTATGACCCTAGCTGACATAGAGAATGACCAGCGTTTCCTGTTAGCAGCAGCGTATGCGTACAACACAGGTCAACAATGGATCAGCGACCACATATACGACCTCTCAGTGAGGTATATGCAGACGATGTGTGAGCGTTATCCTGATCTATGGGATCATTCCAGCGTCTATCCAGAAGTGTTCATTGAGGATGATGCTTGGACATACACTAGCCAGCACTTCCCACAAGATGATGTGGTGAAAGGTTGGTACGAAGATTACAGAGCAAGGAATGGCTGAGACGATGAACCCTGAGCAGAAATGCTTGGGGTTTTTCTTTGTCTGGAGTATTGACACCGACATCTCGTGTGCTATGATTGCCTAGTATCTGAACAAGACATTTAAGGAGACACTTATGCAAGAAGATTACAAAACAGATTCGCTTTGGTTTATGAAGGGTGACTGCCTTGAACGGATGAAAGAGATCCCTGATGGTAGTGTGGATATGGTTCTGACTGATCCTCCTTTCGGTACAACTCAGAATAAGTGGGATTCAGTGATTGACCTAGATTGTATGTGGTCAGAGATTAGTAGAGTGTGTAAACCAAATGCCGCCATTGTACTCCACGCAGCACAACCATTCACATCAGTGTTAGTTGCCAGTAACATCAAACAATTCAAGTACGACTGGGTTTGGATGAAACCTAAAGGGACTGGTCATCTTAATGCAAAGAAGCAGCCAATGCGTGACAAGGAAGACATCCTTGTATTCTACAGAAAGCAATGTACATACAATCCTCAGATGACTGAGGGATCCCCGTACAAGGATAAAGCTGGTAAGAATCATGCTGCTAGTACAAGCATGACAGATAACTATGGGAGCTATACAAACTTTAGGAATGACAACACTGGATTCAGATACCCCAAACAGGTGTTAAAGTTTGGAGTAGTTGAGCGAGGTACAATCCACCCGACTCAAAAGCCTGTTGAGTTGATGGAATACCTGATCCGCACCTACACCAACGAAGGTGAAACTGTATTAGACTTCACATCAGGATCATTCACAACTGGTGTTGCTTGTGTTAATCTTGACCGTAAGTTCATCGGCATTGAGATGGATGCACACTACTACGACATTGGCACTGATCGTGTGTTGAGCACCATAGCTAACAAACTTGAGGAGAAATAATTGAAACGTTACATTGTAACAGGATTTGATGGTAACAACGGTGTTGAGGAAATCCTGACAGAGAAAGACATTCTAGACTACTACTGGAATTATTGGTCATCAGCACAATGGTCTGCTGGAGTTGATCCTATTGACATTACGCCAGAAGATTGTATTCTTGATTTCGTATTAGTACATTGGGCACAAGAGATTGAGGAGGACACACATGATCAGCACTAAACAAATTAGCGAGCATAAATGGGGACGTGTCTGGGCATCCACTGAACCAACACATCGTAGCTACACGTTCAATCCAGACAAGATGACGTACACTATCACATGTATTGGAGATGGTTTTCGCTACCAACGTGTATGGAATATTGATGAGACAAAGCATGACAAGATGTATCAGCACAAACGTATTGACTACACATCCTGTCCATATCTGTTTGACTTACTTTGGAGACGCACATGAAGAAAGTGTTGATCATCGTATCTGATATTGAATCAGCTTACACTGTCGAGGCTAAACGTGTTCGTGTTGCTTCGTCTGATTCCATGCTGGTGGATCTGGACAATGAGTGGCAAGCAACCATCCTGACAGGAGATGCTTTCTACAATGCTCTCACCAACAAGAAGATGTGTAGTTCTCGATTTGATATGGTGGAGATTGATACGAACACGCTGTCAGACAACACATTGTCATCATTGTTGAGCAAGGTGAATCCGGGCAAAACATCTTACGAAGAATGGTTGCCGAATGCTCAGGTGAGATTCTATGGGGATGTGATTGGCTACGATGGTATCCTTTACAGGGCAGATTTGGGCACATTGGTTACAGACGTATCCGATATGCTGGATGGATTGTTTGAACGAGGTTATTTGGAGGAACTGTAATGGCCTATAAATACAACAACGGTAATGGTGCTATCATCTGTGACCAGTGTTCTGTTATCATCAAAGAGCCTGCACCAATCTTGCCAGACAAGAACGAAGAACACCTCTGTCTAAATTGTGTGGCTAGGAATATGAAGATCAATGCTTACATTCATTATCACGAATATGATTATGCTTGTGCTAGACCGATCCTTGTCATGCAACAGGCTGGTCACAGTGTTGGTTATAGTGTTGATCCGGACACACTGGAGATAATCGGTCGTGTATGTATATGCGAGGCATGGAATGAGAACGAGTGTGTTTGTGGGGGATATTGAATGAAACAACTTGGTGAATTGTCTTTGCAGGAATACGGAACGCTAAAGCAAATTGGGATGCTTTGGGAACTGTTTCCTGATGCGACTGGGAATGTAGATGATGACCTAGACTGTGTTGTCTGGAGAGAGTTTGAGGTTGGTATTCACGGAAAATTGAGAGTTAAGTACTTCTACGATATAGAAGATGAGGAGAATGTAGTATGAAAATCACACTAGATATATCACCGGCAGAACTGAAAGAGATTCTTGGTGCAGACAAGCTGGAAAAGGCTTTCTATGAACAGATGCCTACGGTGACAGGTGTTTGGTCACAAGTGTGGCTGGATTGGATGAAGGAACATATGCAAGAGGGTGGCAAATGAGCATAGAACTACGTATTGTGCAGAACATTAAAGAGGATATTGTCCACCTAGAAGACTACAAGATGCTTGCGCCAAATGGTCTTTCAGAAAGAACGCTTAATAACTTTAAATACATAATCTCGGAGGCTGCTTTTGGTGGAGATGTTGCTTACGATCAGTTTTGTGACAATGGTGGGATTGAGATTGCTGCTCTACTATACTGTGAAGTGATGGAATGTCGTAAGATTATTGCAGAACTTGGGAGAAAGGTTGGTGAACAACATTCAAACAGAGATAGCTAGAGCATACAGGCAGCACCACAAACTAGGTGAATACAAACCACTGTGTTCAAACAAGGATGTTCTTGAACAATTCTATCTATCCAAGCTGATCACGGAAGATCAGTGGTGTGAGTGGGAGGGTTTGGATGATGATAGTATTGGTGAGATTATTGGAGGGTTGATGAGATGAACTCAATAGCACGATTCGTAACACGTCCATCACAACCCGGTGATGAGGAGTGTAAGCCAGACATCTTCGTTGGCGTGTGTATGAAAGATCAATCCATGCTAAAACCAAACACAGTGTATGAGCTGGAAGAGTGCTTCGGTACAATCGTCATCAGAGAAGTGGGTAAGAGTTGGATCAGCGAACGCACATGGAATATGCCGATGGGGGATACAATGCAAGCATTTGGGAATAAGATGGTTTTGACGGATATTGAGGCTCAAGAGAATGGTGTGTGGGACTTTTGGGCTGGGGGTTGACTTGGATGGATAGAGAGTGTTAGGATGATCTTGACGGGAGCATACGGCTCCCTTTTCTTGTATAGGAGGTTCCATGAAAAGCAAGGCATTAGAGATTGTAGAACGAGTTTATGAAGATTATGAGGAGTGTTTTGAAGATGAGGGGCACTCACCAACGACTTACTCTGAAGCAATTTATCCAATAATTGCCTCGTACCCTAATGGGGAAGATCTTTGTAACCGGAGGTGGGATTATAGCGATGCGAGTAGTGCCACAAAATTACAGCAGGCTCTTGCTTTTACACAGGGGGTTGCTGTCGGTATGAACTTGGTAGAAGATCTGATAGACGAGGAACGGTTCAAATCGGTATTCGAGTATCATGAAATAGATTATAGTGAACTCACTAAGATCATGATAAGCCCTGCGATCACTACACTGTTCCACATCCTTTACGAAGACCTCAGAGGTTACTATGTGTATGAGGCATTAGTGGACGGGGAGATAAAGTATGTCGGAAAGGGGAAGGGAAATAGACTCCTGCATGTATCAAGCGGAAGATCTTCATCTAAGAAATTGAACGCAGCTGTATTAAGTGGTGGGAGTGTGGAGGTTAGAAAGGTCGCTGAAAATCTTTTAGAAGGTGAGGCACTGGAACTAGAACGTAAGACAATCATACAATACTTCAAGTCAGGTGTTGACCTCTACAACAAGAGACCTAAATCAGTTTAACCGAGAGGGCTTTGTCCTCTTTTATTATATGGGAGATATGGATGGGATTGTTTGACCACAAGAAAAAGATATTAGTATATGATGCACCGATGTCTTACGGCAAGACTAACGAAGTAATACAAGAGATAAATAATAATCCAGACAACTTCTACTTTGTATTCACACCACTACTATCAGAAGTGAGTAGGTATATTCAGAGTTGTCCTGAAATAGACTTTACTGAACCATCTTCAGAGAAACATACAAAAACACAATCACTAGAACACTTGCTAGAACACACGGACAAGAGTGTTGTTACGTCACATGCTATGTTCGAGAACCTTACCCAGAAGATGTTAAAGAGCATCGCATATAAGACAACAAAGGGTAAGAAGATATTGGTCATGGACGAAGTGTTAGAGACAGTTAGGCCACTTCAATCAGGTGTAAGTAATGAAGATACGAAAGCACTTCTGAAAGCACAATTCATTGCTGTGAATGAAGATGACAAGCGTGTAACGTGGACAGGAAAACGTCTTGAACGATATCGTGATATATGGACAGCAGCAGATAATGAACAGCTATATCTGATACACGATAAGTTCTTTGTGTTCGAGATTCCTCTAAGACTTATTGAACTATTCGATAAGGTGGTCATCCTGACATATATGTTTGAAGGAAGTGTCATGTATCACTACTTCAAGTATTATGAAACACCTTTTGACTACTATCAGATTGATCAGAGGAAAGTGGATGAGATCATGGAAACATTCAGATCCTTGATCACAGTTGTTGATTGTAGTTGTTATGGGTATGACAAAGGTGCATTAACCAAGGGTTATTACCAGAAACATGATTCAATACGATCTGAGCTAAATAATTGTATCAAGAATCTTATGGACATGACTGATACAAGGTTAGAGGACACTCTGTTTACTATGTATTCATCTTGGAAAGATGTTGATGGCAAGATGGTCGATACAGAGAAGTGGCTAAAGACGGTTAAGATTGGTGAGTGCTCGGACTGCACATTCTTAGATCAAGATGGTGATGAAGAGTGTAGGCACAGTTTTCTATCACATACAGTGAGAGCCACTAATGAATATAGTCACAAGAAACTGATGATATATTGTATCAACAAACATCCTCATCAGAGTGTAGCCACCTATTTCTCACACAAAGGTGTTCCTATGAATAAAGACAGGTATGCTTTGTCAGAGATGTTGCAGTGGTTGTTTAGAGGATGTGTTCGAAACAGACAACCGATGAAAGTGGCTATACTCAGTGCTCGTATGCAGAGATTGTTTGAGTCATGGTTGGGTGGAGATTATTCTGGGAAGGATTCTGGACTAGATCCAATCAAACTCAAAAGACGTACACAAGATTATCAGAGATGGATTGAAAGGAATCCTGAATGTAAGTGCTTTACATTTGAAGAATACTTACGATTTGGAGGACGTGCATTGAAGAAGAGGATCAGCATGGATATTTAGACAAAATAGTTTGCCGACCAAGGGTGGGGGACAGATTGGATTTTGCTAGTCTGTAACCCGCATAAAATGGGAGTTTGCCGACCTCCTTGGAAGAGTATTCTCAGGGAGAGATTTTTACAAGAACATCCTACCAAGATGGGGAGAAATACGTGTATTTATATTCTCCCCTTCTTACCAAGACCACCTAGCCACATCCGTGTGCGCATCTCTGTGCTCAATATCCAGCCCCTATTCTAACCAGCATTCTAGTCAACACATCCAGCACAAATATCCGCACAAGATATAGGCTAAGACCCTCTAGATAGGAATCACGTAAATACACATATGCACACTTGTGTGTCCCTATTGCTAGGATTTGTAGCCACATACCCTTGCCAAGACATTTAGGCTAGATTTCTAGCACATATCCCTATTCTAAATACATCCTAACAACAATACTCTTTACAATACATGTAATAGCAATACATATATACATTGCTACAACATCGTGATCAGACATCCCTCCAGAATTTCCCTTTATAATTCCTATAGATAGACATATCCCTTATGTAATTGTTGCCAGAGCCTATCCCAAAGTACCCCCTGCCCCTATAGTGTAGGCTGCATATCTAGGCTAGATGTCCCTATATATCTAGTGTTCAGGCGTCTTGTCCAGAATTCTCCCCTGTAAAATTTAGGCTGAACATTTAGGCTGGAATTCTAGGCTGCATTTCTGTCCAAAACACCCCCTCCCATATCGAGGCTGGAATTCTGAGTTGGTTTCCTGTGAAGATCATCCAGACCTAGATTTCGACAATATCGTTCGAGGTGTAATTTGGACAATATCACTTGAGGTGTTTAACACGCCACCTCCCACCATATCTCATCCTGTTAGAATCTCCTCAAACTACCCGCCACTATGCCGCTGAGGCCTTCTATCTTACATTGTGTGCCACGTTATCCTGTTACATATAGTGGCGTATATACTCAGGCTAGATTGTCTTAGGCAAGCTTACAGGCGGATTCTAGGCTGCAATAATGTATACGTAATACATGTTATCTGGCAATAATGTATCTCGATTACATGTTTAGGTGCAATAATGTAGGCTGGAGATTATGTCCAAAATGTATTTTGGAGACATGTTTAGGCTGGATGATCTGGGCATATGTCCGGCATATGCCATTCTATGTCAAAAAGTGTATTTTGTGGACATGTTTAGTGGGGTATAGTGGCTTGGATGGGGAGTGGGCTATCCTTTCAAGGATTGATTCAGGCAAGGATGCTATAGGCAAGGATGATACAGGCAAGATTGATACAGGCAAGATTGATACAGGCAAGGATGATACAGGCAAGGATGATACAGGCAAGGATGATACAGGCAAGGATGATACAGGCAAGGATGATACAGGCAAGGATTGATTCAGGCAAGGATTGATTCAGGCACCAATGGTGGCAAATGTTCCACATGAAACACTGATAAAGATGTATCTCAAATACATTATTACAGCCAAAAATAAAGCCCGGACTACCTACTAAGATAATCCGGGCCATTGTTCACACTAGTCACTCATTGCCACAACTTGCCACGCGCATTCCTTCTGGCCTTACGTTGTGCTTTGTGTTGCTTGCGCTGGTTTTTGGTGGTGATCATTGCCATTGTCTTATTCCCCATTACTGGGTTAATTGTCTCAATTGATACGCCATTTTCTAATTCTAGTATCCCATGCCATAATATCACCCTATATATTTAATGCTGATTTTGAATTGACCATTGGGCATGTTATGCCGCTTTTTTAATGCCTTCAGTGTAACCATTATTCCCTTATAATTGGCGTGCCCATTATAGGTGCGGTTTAATCCAGGCATGTCATGGTTGACATATTCTATCTTACACCATCGACCCTTCCGCACCATTGGAAAATTAGTCTTTCGAAAATCCCTTATTGTATAGCATGATGGCGCGTCCAACACTGCACCGTTCTGTAAAACAGCTTTGTTCAGCTCGGGTGCGTATTTGTGCGTTTCAATATATGCGATTTTCATAATCTATAGTCTCCAACCGTTATTTAACACGAATCAATATAAGCTGAAACAATCCAGCAACTACTACGGCCCAAAAGATACCACCAATAAAATCCCCTGCGGCTTTATACAGGGAGGAAAATGTCTCTTTTGTAATTTGAGCCTTCATTGTCTTATTCCCCAAAATAGCCTTCACAAGCTGCGGCATGACTGATGCATGAGGTGTATTCATCCAAAGCAACTAGCAGATCCTTGAATTGTTCCACCTGCAATCCATAGATAACAGTGAACACCTTTTCCCCTTTATAGTCGAGATTCTCTTTCAAAATAACGTCAAACTCTACGGACTGAGAAATAATCATGATTCTACCTATTGGAATTGATTAAGCATTAATGAGAATAATTTGAAACAATCCAGCCACCACTATGGCCCACACACTACCGCCTATAATCGCATCCTTTGCACTGGTTTTAAATTGAGTACACACGTTCGCCGCCTTTATAAAATTTCACCCTGTGTTCCGTATATCCTTGGGCCTTTAGTTCCTGCTCAAGTAGTGTAAGGCTGTTATGCCGTGCAATCACTTTGGTTCCTTTGGTTGCCGTCCAATAACCCCGAAAACCTTGTACTGTTTTTATTTTCATTATTCTTCAACCTCTTCTGTTATATCGGTGTACGCTTCTATAATCGCATCCTTGTTGACGTATACAATCCAAACGGCATCCGTAGTCCAGCAAAGGTCAATTGATTGTATAGTGTTGTCTGTTTTGTATTCCTGATAAGAGGATATGCAGGCGTCTATATTACGCTGTAACACCTTAAGACGTGCAGGAGTTATTCGACCATGCTCATCTGAGTTAATATCGAACTGCGTATGATGCTCCTGCAATGGCCAGTGATCAAAATAAACCTTGTAATTGTCATGCCCACTAAATATGTGCCCCGTTTCATATTCAAGATGAAAGTGTAAGAGGCGATCAACTAAACGATCCAGATCAATATTGTCTGTGTTGATACCAGCCTCAGCCAATGTATCAATTAGTGATTGATCGATATCGTTTTTACGATAAGCATATGCATCAGTGATACAATCGAAAGGAATACACTCCTCGCCAGCGCGGTTGTCCTCCTGATAATCAGTCCACCATTCTACAGCCTTATTAATATCGGAGATAAGTTTTTTAATTGACATAATTTCACCTATTACACTTTAGGAAAATATGCGCCCACAAATAGTAGGCGCGTTTAATGGTTACTCGCTTACTTTATCGCCCAAAGTTTCTGCAATAAAATCAGAATCAATTTTATCTGCAATATCGGCATACAGTGCCCAATAAGCCATTGCCTGATGCAATCCACCAACACCTGATTCCTTTACAGCGTGCTCGACATAATCACCGCCGAAATTGTCCACCATATACTCAGCATTATCTGTATGCTGTAGAATTGGTAAATGGTATGCGGTATAAATAACCCATTGATGCGCGTCCACCGTTTCATGAAGTACACTGTCGAAAATAGTGTCATACACTTGTTTAATAGTGGGCGATTCAATCCCATCATATTGCAGGATATCAAATGCTGTTTCCACTACTGTTTCAGCAGTGGCGTTTACTTCGACCCAGTATTCTTTATTTGTAAGCATAAGCTTATACCTTTTCGTTTGTTTGTGTTGCATTGAATTACTGGGCTGCACTCGAAAGAATGCAGCCGGATAATTCTACGCTTAATAGTTCAATCCCCAGAATTCTAACTCCGATTCAATCCAATCATGCTCAAGGGATTTGCTCAGCTCGACCGCTTTAAGCATGTCCTCTTTCAAGTTAAACCAGCGCCCCTTCTCTCCTGCGCTAACCTCCTCACTTTCGAGCATGTCCTGAATCACCTCAGCCACTTCAATGGCAAAAGAATTGTCCTCATCGTTTTCTAGCAGAACGTTAAAACGTGGATCAATGTTAATATTCATGTTTTCACCTGTTACATTTTCTGGTTTAAGTTTTAAAGCACACTCTAATTAGAATACGCTTTAAGGCTCAAGCCCCGCGCTGTTTTATCCTTTCGGAACGGAACGCCTCGCATGGTCTACCATGGTCATCAGGTCCGGGCTGTTCAGGTCGCTAACCTTATGTAACTAAGTATAAAGCAATCAGACACGGCGTCAACAACTAAAACAGAAAATTTTAGAATAATTTGCTTATTACGTATTCATATATACATATACCATTCAGCTATAGTCACCTTATATATCACGCGCACGCACGCGAATAGCACGAAAGGGGCGATACAGTCAATACATTTTGACCAGATAACCGGGAAAATAAATTTTAGAGTATGCGCTTGCATTCGCTGGTAATGATATGGCATAATTGCATTGTGGACGGATATTTTTGCTACCCCAGCGGGGGAGGGCCGACCGTGCCCGAAAGATAGCAAATGAGAATTAGTCGTATATTGTAATTTACTAAATTAGTAAAGGCTAATTTACGCATGTTTATATTAGCTGGAGCTAATTTAGACAATGCTAATTTAGCTAGGGATTTATTAGTAGATGCTAATTTAGTAAGAGTTAATTTAGGCCAGAAAATCTGGGGATTTGAAAACTGGTTTTCCTGAAACAAAACCGACCTTACCCAAAATTTTAGCTCAGAGAATTTCAGCATTTCATCTCCTTGCTCCCTCAACCGAAACCGACCTTACCCAAATTCCCATTCAAGAAAATCTGGCCAAATCAATCTAGCCTCCCCTCAGCCAAAATCGACCTGCTCCACCCATCGCACAAACAAAAAGGCCAGACATCCAATCAAGGACATCTGGCCTAAATACTCTGTCTCATTTGTATTCCTGATCTAACCATGTAAGCAATTCTAGCTGCTGCTTCATATCTAATGTGACATTATGCAGTCTTGCTCGTGTGTTACTCACAGACTGGTCTTGTGATAGGTGTAGCTGTCTAGCACTCTGAGAGATCATTATTTGTTGCTCATCCCAATCATCATCGCTTTGATCTGATTCTTGTCCTACGTATATGTATGTATCAATATACATGTCTTCGTCATATAGCAAGCCAATGATGGTTTCAAAGATAGGAACCAAATGACTCTTAACTAGAATCTCCTCCTGCCACTTACCGTTGTGACCACCTTTGATCAAGACATCACCATTGTCTAGCTTCTGTAGTTGCATGTGTGTTCCTTTTTATGGAAATTTTATCTTAAATCCTCGGCCCTGAAATTCTGATGACACCCCTTACAAACGGATTTTGTCGAACTCTCCCCTTAAATGGTTCGCCACCAAATGAGGAACTACCCGGTATCTTATCCTGCCGAACTTTTACATTAAATCGTTGCAAGACTCCCTGAGATACACCCCTATCAATCCAAATCAAAGAACATTTCAGGATTCTTGACACACTCTTTCCACCACTTATTACCGAACTCTCGAACAGCCTTATCCTGACGATCTTTACTAGCCCACCCCGTCTGTTCATAAGCATCAAGCAAGATCAGCTTAGCAACATTATCCACTTTAGCATCACCTGTATCAATCATACCAAAAAGCTTGGACATAGACGTTTCTTCTTGACGATGTTGCATAAGACTCTTAGCCAGACCTTCATATTCCCGACACCCGTCAGCGATTGGATTTGCCTGAACACTGGAAGCCACCCCTGTCAGAACAATGCTTGCAATAAGAATCTTGTTCATACCTTATTCCTCCACCACATATTCTTCGTTATCAATATGAATCTCTTTCAGACGATCCAGACTAAAACACTTATACCCACTCTTCTTGCCAGCCATCTCGTACAGACCGACATTCTGCTTAGATCCATCCTTCCCCTTATATGTAGCCACCCCTCCTTTGAGGTGTTTGGTCACATCAATACGTCCAGACATCTTACGCACACTTCCGTCAGCCTTCTCAAACACAACCCCGAACACACGTCCGTTGCTGGAGTTGATCTTGTTCAGAGCTTCTTGTTTGGTAATGTGTTTCATTTGGATTCTCCTGTTGCTTGATTCGTTAAAGACATTCTAGCCCACACATTCCTCTTGTGCAACATGTTTATTTCGTTTTCGGAACACCTTTCAACAAATTCTTTTCAACAATTTCATAACACTTCCCATCCCATCGCACCACTGACACAATCGTATCAGCAATGCTCCGTCCATACTTATCCAGCATATTTTGAGCTACCATCTTCAACCAATAGTCGTTCAATTCATTAGACACTGCTCTTTGAGCGATTTCTTTACCAGATGTGTCTGTTAGGATGATTATGTAATACATTTCAGTCTCCATCTATTAATAGAACTTGAACCCGTAATTGAACAATGTACCTTTTGAAAAACTGTATGCACTTAACAAACCTAGTGGGCCAAAAAGTGCCCAGAACATTGAGAATAAAATATCAAAGATGTAATGTTCATTTCTGATTATCTCGTATTTACCTTGCCAATATCCGAACACGGCTCCGTAGCAGATTATCGAGCAAAGGGTATGTAACAGGATGTAAATCTGTAATAGCGTCACTGACAGTCTCCTACTTAAAAATGATCTGAAAGAAGTTTTAAGATGCTCTCTCGATTTAAAAGGGCATCTTCATCCGAAATGTATGCCAATTCATACAACTTGTCAGCTACCCATTCTAATTCTGGAGGTACGTCAATTACATCGTGTGAGTTCTTAGAGGTAGGTGACAAGAATTTACGATATTCCTTGCCTCCAAACATCTCCGTGAGTTTGTGTACTCTAGTCACTTCAACAATATATGTACAACCATTTGAGTAGGTAACTGTCGCCGTAGCCATTTTGTAGCGACCATTTATCAACCTGACTGCGATGTTAGGATTTTTGAATCGTTTGATCAATTGTTTTGACAGTTTCATCTAACTACACCCCCTACTTAACCAATTCCAAAGATTGCATGATTACATCAGGCACCCAATCAATATCTCTACCAATCCTTACTAAGACTTTCCTGTGTTCTGTATCTACCTGATTAACTTCGACAGTAGACCCGACTGGCAGAGTAAATGAGCTAAAACCCACCCTCATGTGCATCTCTTTTGTTGTTATATATTTCATTTTCTTTCTCCTGTATTGATCCGCTCCATTAGATCTTCGATATCGTCATTAAACTCAGATGTTCTGCAATTTGAATTCAGAATGTCCTTTAACAGATCGTACATATCTTCCGCATGAGACATTTTGCTGGCAATTTTATGCAGATAATCTTCAGTGCCACGTTTACCATTGTTATCAAACCCCGGTTGAACATTAGCAAACCAGATATTGCTACCTTTCTCATTCAGTTCGTAAATGAACGTACTGTTAGGTTCATCTGTAAGTTTCCAAGTCATTTTGTTTCTCCTCCTCGCAACTCATTAATCATTCTTTGGATCAAATCGTAAGGCACATATCCGTACACTGTATCTTCAGGGTATAAACTGTCTTCTGCATATTGCATGATATAAGCAGGTGGGACAAAGTTTGGGAACCCCAGTTCAAACTCATAGTAGTCCTTGTAGGATGGTAGGTTAGTTCTAGGTTGGCAGTAAGCTCCTTGGTTTGCTTGGATACTAATAGATAGCTCGTCTGTAATATCAAGTCTTTTTGCACGAGGGTAGTGTTCACTATCTACGCCCACGACCATCTCATCTCGAAAATCTTTAGTCATTTTGTTTCTCCTTCACCAATTCCAAAGATTGAATGATTCTATCAGAGACCCAGTCAATATCTCTACCAACCTCTACTAAGACTTTTCTGTGTTCTGTATCTACCTGATTAATTTCGACAGTAGACCCAACTGGTAGAGTAAATGCGCTAAAGCCCATCCGCATATGCATCTCTTTTGTTGTTACATATTTCATTTTACTGCCTCCAAGTTATCCATCAACATACAGACATTATCACCAACCCAATCAGGAATGTCCAGCACAAATTCTACTTTCAAAACCTGTTCTTGCGTAAGCCATCCTTGGCTAGACAATCCTTTCTCACATGAACTCACCCTTTTCCTTTGCCTCGTACATCTCGCACATAGTCTTCACTCGCACATCCCGTGCAATACGTTCAGCCATCATCACTTGGGCCTGTTCACCAAGACAGATGCCGTATTGGATGCCACACTCATACGTGTAACGCTGTCCAGATCGTACCAGCTTGCGGTATTGGCGTAGACTACGGGCCAGATTATTCCGTACAGGTGATAGGCCTTTCTTGAGGTTATTGTCTGAGATTGTCTTACACCACATGATCATTTCCTCCGAAATTGCTTAGCCAGCTTGCTGAAGCTGTTACGCTCTAGCTTGGTGTTCATTGTTACGTATTGTTCGTATGCTGTCAACACCTCTAGACGTTCTTTTGGGATGTAGATGCGAGCGTCTTGGTGTAGGGATGGTTTATTCATAATCACGTTCCTCCTCAGCTATCATCTGAATCAGATTCTCTGTCACGTACTCATTAAACTCTTCAATCTCTTCATCTGTCAACTCAGCATCAATGTCATCTACAATCCATTCGTTGTCATCTTCGTTGGTACATGTTGTACGAACAATATCCCAATCAATGTCAGTGTAGCCGTGATAATCCCAATCGCTATCGTAGGTGCTAGGATTGCCTTTCACGTTCTCATAGCGACTAACATTCACCAACACTTCGTACAAGAGTTCTTCGCCAGTGCCTTTGATCAGGCTGTAGTTGATTGTATACATGTTGTTTCCTCCGAGTCATTTAAGATATGTGAGTAGTGTAGATGCGAGAGATTTCATTGTCAAACACTTTCCAGCACCAATTTCACCAGATTTTTCATTAAGTGAATCTACTTGTTCGGCAAGTTCCTTGGCGATCTTCAGCAAGTCAATCTGGTTCTGCATCACGTTGATTACGTGTTGTTTGGAGCATTCGTTAGTGATCACTTGAGGCTTGATCTTGTTCAGTTCAAACGGCGTCATGGTTTTTCCTCCAAATGTCTTTCCTGTATGTTTGTATCTTAGTCCATCACCAGAGTGGTGTCAAACACTTTCTGATAGAATCTACTAAGGAAATTAGCCTGTTTTAATTCACCCTATACGTTGGCTTAGGTGGAACCTAGATCGTGCCTTCTACCCCTGTTTTCGTAAGCCTCAGGGCTATTCTGGAGGCTTATTTTGACTGTATACTGTTAAGCAGGGATGTTAGCAAGCTAATTCTAGCCTCAAGCGTATCTAGGTGTTGTTTCAGAGACTGTTCATCAGCAACATTGTCCTCACCAAGATATCCGTTCTCAATACCCCACCAGATAGCCTGAGCTACATTGCGGTAATACTTACCAGCGCTCACCCACTTTGGTTCAGACATCTCACCAGCATTCTTGCCCTTCTCAATCAGGCTGGATGGTTTGAAGAACTCTGGTTGATGATTCCCGTAGGTATCAATGTTCACACGGAATGTTTCTGTTACGTTTACGATCATGGTTAAGCCCTCTTGTTTGGATGTTTTGACTAGATTAGTCTTGTCCGGATGTTGTGTCAAGACATTTTGATCACATTCAGGCGAAGCCTACACATCTGATCACAAGGGATGACACCATCTCTAACAAGGAATCACTAGTAATAACAAGTATTTACATATACATATGATGCTTACTACGACATCTTAACAAGACATTTTGTTAAGAATCTTTGAAAAGGGTATTGACAACACTATCACAGAAGATGTACGCTTCGCTTAGGCGATCTGGTCAAGATATCTAGACTAGATCATCTATACTGGATATCTAGACTAGACTTCTTAACAAGATATATTAGCTAGTATTATTTAGTTACTATTATACTTATAAATACTATATATCTAGATAAGATATTTAGATAGGATATCTAAACTAGATATCTAGTCTAGACATCTAGTCTGGGTGTCTGAGTACAATTGTGACTAACAACCATTGACTCATCAATCGTGATCAGATAGATTGTGTCAGACATCGAACAGGAGAACGTGATGGAACAACACAAGATACAACATTGGGTAGGAGGGGTGCCTGCTAATGCTGAAATGGATGCTTGGAATGAAGCTGGTGGAATGTTAGACAAGGCTAGTGCTGCTACCATCCACTACTACCGTCTGACAGAGAAATCCTTGTCAGTGTATGAACAAGATATTCTGAATTGGATGTTGCAATCAGTCAGAGTGTATGATGTAATGTGGACTAACTTGAAACGAGAGGAGAGTGTGTAATGAGCTGGTCTAAAGAGATTCTTCCGTTGAGTAAGATGAGCACAATGTCTGAAAAGACTAAATTGAAGATGCGCTTCTCTGGAGAAGAGTATCCTGATAATGTAGATAAGGTGTCTTGCAAAGGGCGTAAGCCAAAAGTGATCATAAACAAATACCGTGATTATTTTGTAAGCTTTGGTAACAGGTCTATATCTAGTCTAGATCCAAGAGTTGAGAACATCCTTGTAGGCGTTTGTCGTGTGAATTGGTACCGAAAGAACGGTGAGCAAAGACCTCTATCGCTACGTAAACTTGTATACCTGTTAGGTAAGTTTGACGAGATCACTGCAAGCAAAGTTTCTTGGTTCCTAGACATTGAGGAGAGACAATCACGCAGGTATCTGCAAGCGTGTGAACTGGCCCTTGAATTTATTGAGCGAGATAAAGTGGCTGTGTCAGCAATGTGCGATGATTACTTTGATGAAGATGATCTAGATGCTATACTCTTGTCCAGATAATCTGGATTACATCCATCTATATATTATGCGACCGTAATTAAAAGGACACAAATATGCTAACAAACACAATCGCATCTGTAGTGATAGCTCAGGCACTATCATCCTATCCACAAAGTCCTACAGAGCCTCTTGGTGAGGTGTTGTGCTTGGCTGAGATGGTTTATCACGAAGCACGAGGAGAACCCCTGTCAGGACAGTATGCTGTAGCTCTTGTGGCTAAGAATCGTGTAGAGAGTGATCGTTTCCCTGATACGTATTGTGGTGTGCTGTCTCAGCCATACCAATACAGCTATCGTAACAATGGTCAACCTGTCACACATCTTAGCAACATGTCCGTCCCAGATGCAGATGCACTATGGTGGGCCACAAGGGTTGCATTGGATGTTCAGAACGGGTATATTGCTGATTATACCAACGGAGCTAAGTGGTATGTGAATGAGTCTAAGCTAGAACGTAGGCCAAAGTGGTTGCAGCGAATGAATGTTGTTGCTATGATAGGCGAACATTCATTTATGAAGGAGAAATACTGATATGTCATACGAAATCCAAGCAGTAGAAGAAGGCTATATCAGTCAAGAGTCAGTCAAGTACAGTGATCCAATCAAGTTTGATTCACCACAAGCAGCCAAACTACTCGTTGACATCTGCGAGGCAATTGATTGGTGGAATGGTCTGGATCAGACAGAGAAGGATAACATTGATCTGGATAAGGTTGATATTGGCAAGAGTTATCGGTATAGTTATCACCCGAAGTTGGTCAAGAAGGCTGGTAAGGTGGTGGGATGTGACATTGTAATTAGTGATATTGGTGAATAATTCAATCAACGTAGGAGGAAAGAGTATGAGCAAGAACAACCTAGGTGAAGCCATCGTTATGGGTATGCCACAGCAAGGCCGTGTGCAAACACAGTCAATGCAGGCTAATCATCACGTAATCCGTTTGAATTGTGACATTACAGCCCCAGAGGATTTTAACGAGGAGCTTAATATCCTACACAATATGACAGAGAATGATTCATGTGAGATCCTAATCAACACTGGCGGAGGCTATCTAGCTACAGCGATGGAGTTTCTGGATGCAATGTCTACATGCGAAGGGCACATCCATACACGTATCACTGGGTCAGCACATTCAGCAGGGAGTATCATCTTCTTGGCTGGGCATTCATTTAGTCTAGGAGACTTTGCTGAGATGCTAGTGCACAATGGGTCGAATGGTGCAGCAGGGAAAACTTCCGACTTGTTCAGCCAGACAGACCATGATCGTAAACATCACACGCGTTTGTTTCATGCTGTATATAAGGATTTCCTGACAGCTGAAGAGATTGACGATGTGTTACGAGGGATTGATCTATGGCTAGATAAGGATCAGATCGAAGAACGTCTACAGCGCATGGTGGAGATCCGTCAGCAAGAAGCCGAAGAACAGGCTGAGGCATTCATTGAGGATGAACTAGACGGTTGTGACGAGTTTGATGCGGAGGGTTCTGAGGATACGTCTGGTCACGAATACCAGCTAGGATCTGATCTGAACAAGCATTGTGGAGGGTGTGAGGATTGTGATTGCAAGTCTAAACAAGAGACTCCACCAAAGTTTAAAGTGGGTGATCATGTCCGTGTTATCTCAACAGAGAATGGTGGCGGGGATGATATTGGACACAAAGACTTCATCGTTGATATTGACGAGACAATGCACTTCCTACAATCTGGCTGGTGTTATGAACCAGAGGAACTTGAGCTTGTATCGTCAGGGGACGATGAATGAAACGTGTCAGCAAAGAACAATTCGACAAGTGGTATGAGGACAATGTGACAGCAGCTCTTGATCGAGCACCTAAGTGGAGTGGTCGGGAACAGAGTATTACATGGAAGTGGCTGGACAAGAAAGGTAAGGCTTGTATGATTGTTCTGAATGATCCGGTTGAGTATTATTTGGGCTGAGATTTAGGGGCCAGAGATGGCCCCGGATAATTTGGAGGGGATTGTATGGGGGAGAAAGAGATGGTGGAGGGTACGTTCTTAGGTCACACAGAATGTCCACATTGCAGTAGTAGTGATGCACACGGTATCTACCAACACTTCACTGATTCTGGTGAAGAGTATTTCACGGGCTTCTGTTTCAGTTGCCAGCAATGGTCTAGCCACCAAAGACTGCTTGCTAACGAATTAGTAGATGAAACAGGTTACGTTCACGTTATTGAACAGGAGGATGAAGATAGCATGTCAGACGTAGAGCTGGTAAAGGAAATCACAGAGAATTATGATGTGCGGGGTGTTCGGGAGCGCAAGCTTCCTCTAAACATCGCAGAGATGTACGGCATGAAAGTTTCTTACGATCAAGAGACTGGTGAGATTGATGCCCACTACTACCCTGTAACGAAGGAAGGACACATCACTGGATACTTCAAACGAACTCTCCCCAAGCAGTTTAGTGCGATTGGTGATGTAAAGAATTGTGAGCTGCAAGGGCAACACCTCTTTGATAAGGGTGGTGAGTACGAGAACAAGGCTGGTAAGAAGTTCCTTATTCTGACAGAAGGCTACTTGGATATGCTTGCAGCTCAGAAGATGATGCAGGATAACGCTAATCGTGAAGGTTATGTTACAGCCGTTGTGAGCCTCCCTAACGGTATTAACACAAAGTCTGTAAAGACCAATTACAACTTCTTAAACTCTTTTGAGAAGGTGTTGGTATGTGTTGATCAGGATGATGTAGGCAAGAAAGGTGCTCGTGACATTTGCAAGTGTCTGCCGCTAGGTAAGACTAAGATTATGTCTTTCAGCGAGAAAGACCCTTGCGATATGTTGAAGAAAGGGAAGGGTAAGGAGTTCTATTCAGCCTTCTGGAATGCAGAGGACTACTCACCAGCCGGTATTCTGGATGGTCGTGGTCTTTGGGAGACTGTTTCATCCGTAGACGGTGTAGAATCTATCCCATACCCTTGGGAGGGACTTACTAAGGTGACACACGGCATCCGTACTGGGGAGATGGTGACACTAACGGCGGGTAGCGGCGTAGCAAAGAGCACATTTGCCCGCAAAATCCTGCACCACATTTTGAAGACGACAGATTCAAATGTTGGCGGTATGTTCTTGGAAGAGAGCGTTAAGCGTACAGCTCTTTCCATTATGTCTATGGAAGCAAACAAGCTGCTACATCTGCCAGACGTAGAGCGAACAACAGAAGAGATGAAGGAGGCTTTTGATGCCACACTAGGAACAGGCCGTGTGTTCCTTTATGACCACTTCGGTGCCGCAGATATTGACACTATTTGTGAGAACATCACATATTTTGTCAGGGCAGCAGATTGTAAATACATTTTCCTAGACCACATCTCGATCATGGTGTCGGCAGGTGGTTATGGAGACGAGCGGAAGGCTCTAGACGAGATCTGCACGAAGTTGCGTACACTTGTGCAAGAGTTGGATATTTGCCTGTTCATCATCAGCCACCTTAAACGTCCCGGTGATGGTAAGGGGCATGAAGAGGGTGCTGCAACGTCTCTGGCACAACTTCGAGGAAGTGCAGGCATTGCTCAGTTGTCGGATATGGTGATTGGGTTTGAACGTAACGGGCAAGCAGACGACCCGGTTGAACGCAACACGACAACCATCCGAGTGCTTAAAAATAGATATAGCGGCAATACCTCTGTTGCGGCAAGGGTGTTGTATAACAATGTGACAGGAGAACTTGTCGAGGTTAAGGACTTGGAGGAAGATGCTGACATGAGCGTGTTTGAGAATCAGGATACGGAGAAGTCTTTTGATGAACCTGTATTCGATGATTTGTATTGACACTCACAGGTATATGCTTATAATCACTAACTGATTCAAATGATATATTGATGACGGAGGAAAGATGAGTACAGTGGTTTTTGACATAGAGGAAGTTTGGGCACCGGCACCTGATATCGCTGGTGATGTTTGTCTTTCTGATAGATACGAGGTCTCTAACTTCGGAAGGGTTAGATCAGTTCCATACGAAAAGACAAGCAGAAACATAAACGGCTATTTCAGCTACACGACTAAACAGAAGATGTGTAAACTACAGACATCAGTTGACGGGTATTCCGTACTCCATGTCAGTAGAAAAGTCAAAGGCAAGAAGATAAAGAAATCTATTTTTGTCCATAGGTTGGTGGCAACTCTGTGGGTCGACAACCCAGACAAGGACACTAACACGCAAGTGAACCATATCGATGGCGATAAAAAGAACAACACCCCGTCGAATTTGGAATGGGTCACGCCACAAGAGAATGTGAGACACAGTTACGATACAGGATTGGCGTCAAACAAGTGCGAACGTCATCCAAGAGCAACAATGACAAACGAACAGGTGGTAGCCGCGAGGGAGTTTTATGAGAATTGTGGCAACATACAACTGACCGCAGATGAGTTCGGGATAAAATATCAGACAATGTGGAAGATTCTTCGTAATAAAAATTACAAGGAGGTTGTATGAGGACTGTTGTTTTTGATATAGAGGCGGATGCGCTTCTCGACAAGATTACTACGATTTGGGTGATTGCAGCAGTTGATGCTGAGACAAAGCAATCATATGTTTTTACAGAACAAGATTGCGGCAATCATAAAGTAGATGGCACTCTTGAGGATGGTGTCAAGTTCTTGATGAGCTATGACAAGATCGTTGCACACAACTTTCTCGGCTACGACTACCATGTGTTAGAAAAGTTTTTCCCGCATTTGTGGACAAGAGCAACCGTTCCGTTCAGCAAGTGCTGGGATACTTTCATTCAGTCTAAATGTCAGATCTATGATCGTCCTCGCTTGAAAGGGCTTAGTGGAAATCATGGCTTGGAGTATTACGGGCAACTGTTCAAGTACCCAAAACCTCCGATTGACGACTGGACGTACTGGGACGCTGAGAAGCTCAACCGTGTGTTGGTTGATATTGAGATCAACTTACGGACATACAAATACCTCAACAATGAGGCTGAGAAGACTGGACTGAACTTTGTAGAGGCCATCAGGCGTACACAAGCAACATCTTACTGGTACACTAAGCAAGAGCTGTATGGTACAAAGGGTGACAAAGATCACATGCTCAGGTGTGTTGAAGAGCTAGATGGGTTCATTGAGGATCTTAGGAAGGATATTGAGCCATTGCTGCCTAAGCAGCTTAAAGTCAAGGCACCTAAATGTACATGGTCAGATGTAAGCAACAAGTGGACTGCGTTCTTCCGTAAGACACCACCTAATAAGTTTGATGAGAGCGGCAAAGTCATCAAGGATGCTTACATGCCAACAACTAAGGTGTTCCTGAAGAATGGCAATTACGACAAGCACACTGCAACACATTTTGGCATCAGCCAAGAGCCTGATGAGTCAGATCGTTTAGTTGCAGGCCCGTACACAAAGATTGATTACTTAGAGGCCAAGATGTCTCAACATGCTGTTATCAAGGAATATCTACTTAGTATCGGCTGGGAGCCTACGCAATGGAACTATGAGAAGGACTCTGAGGGCAAGTTTGTCCGTGATGAGAGGGGTAAGATGATCCCCAAATCCCCTAAGCTCACTGAGGATAGCTTCGACAGTATCAGTGGAGACTTGGGTGAAAAGATTGCCAAGTATAACACTTATGTGCATCGGCGCAGGACATTCGCTAATGAAAAGAGTGATGAAAAGGGGTGGATTAACCAGTTACGTGCAGATGGGCGCATTGCATCGGGCTGTATGGCGTGGTCGACCAGCACGGGTAGAGCGGCCCAGAGGGGTATCGTAAACGTGCCGAGTCCGTCAGCACTCTATGGAGCGGAAATGAGGAAATCTTGGGTAGCAGATGAGGGTAAGATCCTTGTGTCTGTTGACATGGATTCAGCACAGCTACGACTGCTTGCTAACTTCATGGGCGATCCGGCATATACACACGCTGTACTGTCTGGGCAAGAGTTTGATGAGAACCACAATTACGTAGGTACAGACCCTCACACACTGAACGCACAAGCATTTGGTGTAATGAGTAGTGATATGGTACAGGAGGCAAGAGAGACACAAGATGCTTCACTCATTAAACAGTTGACGGACATACGGAAGTACAGCAAAAATGGGATATACTGCTACCTCTTCGGAGGCGGTGACGAAAAGCTTGCGACAACCCTGAAGCTAAAAACAGCAGCACAAGGCAAGGCCATCAAGGAGCGATTCACAAGGGAGCTTCCGGCAATGGGTGACTTACAAGAGCGGTTACGCAAGGTGTTCAAAGAACACCCATACGGACGAGGTGGTTTCATACAAGTTGCTGGGAATACTTGGGTGTACTGCATGTCAGAGCACAAGCTTCTCAACTATTTGCTGATGGCTTCAGAGGCGGTACTGCAAAATGAGGCTGTTTGCTGGCTTAATCACAAGATGGGTCAGATGGGATTAAAAGGCCATCAAATACTGTCAATTCACGATGAATTGACTGCGGAGTTCCCTTTAGAGGAACAGGAAATCGGTATGAAACTTATGACAGATATGTATGGCGAGGCGTCAAAGCGAATTGGCTTGGATGTGTTGGTAACGGGCACGGCTCAAGCTGGCCCAGACTGGTATTCGATTCACTAATAAGGGGGAATATATGGCTAAATTAGTAGCAGGCGTAGGTATTAATGATGCAAATTACGATGTGACTTTGAATGAAAATGTTGATGGAAAACGGAAGGTTGTGTGGGTGTGCCCGTTTTACAATAAGTGGCAGAGCATGTTGGTACGCTGTTATTCTGGCAAGTACCACGAGAAGCAACCTACTTATATAGGCTGTTCTGTTTGTGAAGAGTGGCATACGTTCTCGAACTTCCGAGCATGGATGGAACAACATGATTGGGAGAACAAACACCTAGATAAAGACTTATTGAAGGTTGGCAATAAAGAATACAACCCTGACAACTGTGTATTTGTTCCACAAATAGTAAACACTTTTTTAACTGACAGTGCCAATAGTCGAGGAGAATATCCGATTGGAGTTCATTTTGATAAACTGGCGAAGAAGTTTAGGACTCGGTGCTGCAACCCATTTACTGGGAAACAAGAGCACCTTGGTGTGTACGAATGCCCTAGCCAAGCTCACCTTGCTTGGAAAAGACGTAAGCACGAATTAGCTTGCCAACTAGCTGATTCAGAACACGTAACCGATGAACGTGTTGCGCAAGCATTACGTACAAGGTATCTATAATAAGCTGCATTTGAACAAAAAACTATTGACACAGGAAGCTAACAAAGGTAATCTACACCGATATTGTCCAAACCATCTGACAGGAGATCCCAGATGCAACCAATAATCGAATGTGTGTACGACATCTATCGTACCTACCTAGATCAATCTAGCAAAGAATTCGAGACGACATACCTGCGCACATGCTCCACCAGAGAACAGGCTGAACAATTCATCCAGACATTGTTCGAGATTCATGCACAAGATCATACGTCAGAGTATGAAATCAAGGAAGTGTGGCGTAAATACTTTACACCAGCGTAAATACTTTACACCAGCGTAAATACTTTACACCAGCGTAAATATATCCACGAATTATGTTGACACAACAATCTGATCCATGTAATCTACACCAACACTAACCGAGAAGGAGATGCAAAATGAACATGACTACATTCACTGACAAACAACTGGCTGTAATGGCTGAAGAAAGTAGTCCTCGTGGACTGTCTGCACGAAAGGAGATTGAACGGCGATCTAAGCAGCAGAAGGGTGTACCTCAGGCACATGTGCAGGAAGATGCTGAACAAGAAAAACCCAAGCGCAACACCCGCCGCAAACGTAACAATAAGCAGGAGGAAACTGAATGAGCAAATTTCTAAAAGAACTACCGAACGATAACGAATCACGCAAGAACATTCTGTCGCAAGTTGATACGATTGTGGATGCTATGCTTCAGATTGATTCAGCTAAGGATCTGATCAAAGACAGCAAGACGTATGTTCAGGACAAATATGGTGTTGATGGAGGGTATGTGAACAACATTGCTCAGATCAAGTATGACATCGAGTATAATGAGCGGAAAAAAGCTGAGAAGATTGAAGCAGACAAAGAGCTGCTAGATCTTGTAGAGAGTCTTTAAGAACGTATTGACATGAACACCAGTCTGATGTAATCTCAGGCAGGCTCATTTAGACAAATTATTCCGGAGGAAATATATTATGGCGATTACTAAAACCGCAGCTAAACTGGTCAAAGATGGCAAGTTCTCATTCCTGTACCTGAAGAATGTACCTGTGTACTTCGTATCAGTACATGAGCCAAAGAAGAAGTATTCCGAGCCACTACCAGATGCTAAGAATCAGTCTAAGCGCGAATACCAACTGACCGCATTTGTTGATTCAGATACCCGTGAATACCTTGAGGACACTGTTCTGATCAATAAACAGGTGATGGCTGTTGGGCGAGACAAGACGAAAAAGCGCAAAATTAAGTACCCCCTGTCATCTCAACTGAAAGAAGACGAGAAGGTGAGTTACGATGATGTTGATGGAATGCACGGCATTAGCCTCACTCTGAACGAGTTAACAAACCAAGGTAAACCAGCCAAACTGATCGTTGTTGGTAAAGATGGTAAACCGTTCGAAGAGAACATCGGGAATGGTTCTATCTGCAATATCAAGTGTTTCGGCTATACCAACCGAGATGACCAACTGGTTGTTAGCCTGAACCTTGTTCAAGTGGTTGAGCATGTACCATACGAAGGCGGTTCTGGTGGTCAGATTGTAGACAACGAGCTGGGTATTTCTTATGAGATCCCACAAGCTAAGGAGTCTAAGCCGGACACTGGGTTCGATTTCGATGATGATGTACCATTTGAAGTGGACTCTGATGACGATCTGTACTGATAACTAACACGAACCAAAGCCCTGCTGGAGTGATCTGGCGGGGCTTCCTTGTCTAAGGAGGTGAGGGGATGGGAAGGGAATGTAGTAAGGTGTATGGTGTCGGTATTAATGACGCCGGTTATAAAGTGTCTCTGTATGAGCGGATAGATGGGAAACAGACAATCGTTTGGCGATGTCCATATTATGCTAGATGGTGTCATATGTTAAAACGTTGTTATTCTAAAGAGTATCATGAACATTATCCAACATACTCAGGTTGTTCAGTTTGTGAAGACTGGTTGACGTTTAGTAATTTTAAGCTGTGGATGGAGCAACAGGATTGGGAGAACAAACAACTAGATAAAGATTTATTAATCAGTGGTAATAAAGAATACGGGCCAGAAACTTGCGTATTCGTTACATCCGTTGTGAACACCTTTACTCTAGATAGATGCAACAGTCGTGGAGCCTATCCGCTCGGAGTTCGTTTTCATAATGTGGCAAAGAAGTTTGAGGCTCAGTGCAGAAACCCGTTCACGGGCAAACGAGAATACCTCGGACTATTCGACTGCCCAGACCAAGCACATCTAGCTTGGAAGAAACGCAAGCACGAATTAGCTTGCCAGTTAGTCGAATCAGCATATGTAACTGATGAACGTGTTGCTCAGGCATTACGTACACGTTACTTATAAGGAGGCGTATATGAAAACAGAGTATCAGGAGTGTCCATCTGAAGAGCAGATGCGAGACAAGACATACAAGTATTGTGTGGTTGATGCTGACATTATTGCATACCGGTCAGCAGCAGCAGTTGAGAACACGATCTATGAACTATACGATCAAGACGATGATCTGATCCAAGAGTTTGATTCAGCAGTGTCTTGCAAGATTCACCAAGAAGAGGCCAGAGAGTTCTTCAACATAGACACTTCTGGTTGGGTGCGTAAGAGTCGGAAAGTATATGGCGAATTAGACGATGCTAAAAAGGTGTGCGATAACTTCTGCAAGTTCATCGAGAAGAACGTCAAAGCTGGTAAATACATTTACTACTTGAGCGGGGATAAGAATTTCCGCAAAGATGTTGCCAGTGTTGTTGAGTATAAACATGCACGCAAGAATAACGCAAAGCCCATTCACCTGAAAGCAATCAGGCAGCATTTGATTGACAAATATGGTGCAAGGGTGACACCAGACTGCGAATGTGATGATGCTATCGCATGTGCTCTGTACCAGAGTTATGAGAGATGTGGTGTGGATACGGATGTTTGTCTTGCAAGTATCGATAAAGACCTTTTCGGGGTAGCCGGGTGCACCTATCAATTTATTAAAGACGAATTCAAGTGTACGACTGAGCTTGAGGCAAACATCTGGACGGGGGTTCAGGCGCTAATGGGCGACCCTACAGACTCAATACCCGGCTTGCCCAACATGCCGCAAGAGATTCGTAAGAAATATGATCTGGGTAACTATAAAGGTGTCGGGGAAAAGACGGCTCGAAAGTATCTGGAGGGTTGCAAATCTCTACAAGAGATATATACTAGGGTTTTAGAAGCTTACAAAGGGCATTACGGTGACACACATACATACAAGGACTGGCTGGGCAACACTGTCACAAGGACGTATGTCGAATTGGCCGATGAGCAGTTGAGCCTCGTTTATATGATGCGTAAGAAAAATGAGATATGGCCTGATTATAAGAAGCGAATCGGACTGAAAACATTGGAGGATACAAACGAATGAACACACTTTTCCTACCCTATCTACTAACAATATCCACACTTTCCAGCACCATAATCGTGTCCAATTACATTTACAAGATGTCTGTCTGGTATTACGGAGGAAACGTATGAAATACATTGACTTGACTAAAGAGCAGCGAGAGCATTTTGACGGGTTGATTAAGTGCTATGGTGAACCGCCTACAAAGGCAACACACTTTGACATCATGGATTGTTACTCTAGTAGCTGGAGCAGGATTCACGCAGGCGTCTGGCAGTATTGGTGTAGACAAGATACTGAGTGGATTAGATATAACCCTAGGACACTAGAGGGGGCTAAGTTTGTTAGCATCCCAGACAAGCCTTGGTATCGTCCTGCTGACGTAGCCCTAACATCCAAACCAAAAATCCGCAAGATTGTCTACGACCGAGATGCTTTCAACCGAGCTATCGACTGGATTGTAGCCAACAGTCCATACGCACAAGAGGATTGGCGAAACAAGCTCCCCCTAGACGTAAGACGCTGGATGAAGGATTTGATCAAGCGTTATGATGCTGGTGAGATTGATGGTGTTAGTTATATAAGCAGTGCTGGTCTTACGTTAATGTCTAGCTGGGAATCCGATGACGTGTTACACTTTGACTTATTCGCTGATGTAAACGTGGGAGTTGATTGTGGTGAATACGAATATGATGTGGAGGATGTGTTTTGACACACTTGGAGGCCCATATCCAGAAACTAATGGAAATGTACCCAGACCTATTCCCGACAGAGGCTAAGTTCTGGTCATACCTGAGAGGGGCGCTACGGCGTTCCTTGTGGTCAAAGAGTCCTATGAAGCTACGGGCTAAACAGGTATCAGCCATTCCACCACCCCCTGATTACAAGGGACGTGGTAAGAAAGGTCACATCTGTGCCCTAACAGGCGAATGGGTGATGACGAGCAAGGCTGAGGTGGATCATAAAGAAGGGCATAAGAGCTTGCTTTGTGAAGATGATATTATCCCGTACATCATCCACCTCCTTGCTACAAGTGACGAGCTACAAGTGGTGGACAAAGAGGCTCATAAGATTAAGTCATACGCTGAACGTATGGGCATATCATTTGAACAGGCTGTGATTGAGAAGCGGATTATTGAGCTGACAAAATTGCCTGTGAAAGAATTGCAGGCATTGCTTGCAAAACATAACAAGCCAAGTAATAATGCAAGTGTTCGTAAGCAAAGTGTTCGAGAGTTAGTGGAGGAGGGTAAAGTATGAAGTGGGATGACTTGACTAAAGAGCAACAGGATCATTTTTGTGCTCTAATTAAATCTTGTGGAGAACCGCCAGCGGGGGCTACACACTTTGATTTAGACGACGACAATCCGACGTCTTATATGACTTACTGCTCGGATGGTTTTTTACACTACTGGTCAGGTACGGGGTGGATGAAGTGCCGAAACCATACCCTCTGTGAACTCGGATCAGTACCAATCCCAGACAAACCTTGGTATGTTCCAATAGAGGGTAAGAAAGAGTCTGTGTCACTAGTGGAGGATGTGCCTGAGAAAGAGTACACAGGTGGGTCTGTTAGCTACTACACTGTGGAGTTACCTGATGGTACAAAGGTTGAGTGCAATCAGATTATTGAAGCACTCTGCATGAACTACGCCGAAGGAAACGCATTCAAAGCAATCTGGCGTAAGTGTGCCGCACAGCATCTTGGCAAAGCAAAGGCTGGTTACGATAAGGGATTGTATGACGCTGAGAAAGTTGTATACTTCGGCAACCGACTGGTAGTTCAAGAGAAGTCTAAATTAGAGGAGGGCAAGAATGGCTTACAAAGGCACTCAGATTCATAACTCATACGCTGCTATGAGGCAGAGATGTAACTACACGAAGGGAAAACGGTATAAAGATTACGGCGGTCGTGGGATAAAGTGTGAGTGGGACTCCTTTTCAGATTTCCTAGAGGATATGGGGCCTTCTTGGTTTGAGAACGCAACACTCGATAGAATCGACAACGATGGAAATTACAACAAAGATAATTGTAGATGGGCTGACAGAAAAACTCAAGCTAGGAATAAAAGAGAAACAAAATATACCCGATCTGACATTGAGTTCATCAGAGCAGCATACTCATCCGGTGAACATACACAAGTTGAACTTGGTAAGATGTTCAACGATTCGCAAGGTAATATCTCAAACATTATTACCAAGAGGACTTTGGATTTTGACAATGAGATGGATTATTCGGAGGAAACTGAATGAAGCACGATGATAACACGGTGGAACAGATTCTAAAGATGTCCAAGCAAGGGATGTCCTCCCGACAAATCTCACACGCATTGTGGGGAAGTCCTAGCAAGAAGAGTAGTGTGAATGATATTCTTGCTCGAATGCGAGAAGATACCGGGTTGGTTGAGGCTAAAGACGGGGCCAATATCCTGTTTATTGACCTAGAGGTGAGTGCTACAATTGCAGCTACATTCCCTCGATTCAAGGCTAACATCAGCCCACAAGCAGTGATTCAGGAACCGTATGTCCTGACAGCAGCTTGGGCTAAGTTGAATACATCAACCCCACATAATGCTGAATACGATTCTCTTGGTCTACATCAGCTACCAACATGGCGTGACGGAGATTATGCAAACGACATTCTCTTGATCGAACAGCTGTGGGAACTACTAGACGAAGCTGATATCATTATTGCTCATAATGCTAGTTTTGATGATGGCTGGATGAATACACGATTTGCTTATCACGGAATGTCGCCACCATCTCCTTACAAGGTGGTGTGTACGCTGAAAGCATTACGCAAGCATTTCAGTCTGCCATCGAATAGCCTAGACAGTGCTACACGGTATTTTGAGCTAGAGCGTAAGTTGAGTACGTCTGGTATAGGATTGTGGCTTGATTGCATGAATGGTGATTCTGAGGCTATGAACCAGCTGCTTGAATACAATCGTGGCGACATACCCACGCTGGTTAGCCTGTATTACAAGGTGAGACCATTTATGAAGAATCATCCAAACGTAGCTTTACATCACAATGATGATCGTGTACGATGTAATTCTTGTGGAAGTGATGATATGGACAAGATGGTTGGTAAACATGCTTACACTAACCTGTCTAAGTTCGAGACATATCGTTGCGGGAATTGTGGGTCGATTAAGCGTAGCCGCAAGAATGTGAAGACGAAAGAGCAGATGCAGTACACATTGATGAATGTTTGAGGAGACCCCTTGTGGCAGACATTACAATGTGTAAGAATGACGAATGTCCTCTGGCAAGGATGTGTCATCGGAACCAAGCTACACCACACCCATATTGGCAAAGTTATGCGATGTATATGTATGATCTTGTATGGAATTCATTTGATCAAGATTACGATGTAGTGTGTGAGAATTATTGGCCTGTTAAATTTGAGAAGGAGAATATGGAATGAAACAATTTAAACCGTATCTTGAATACGCGATTCCGAACAAACACAAAACAAACGATCTTAATCATATGGTTGGCAAGGTTGTAAAGAGTGTCGATAAAGGCAACATTGATGATGACGAGTTCTGGATTGAAACAACGGACGGCTGGGTTTATTGTTTGTACCACGATCAAGATTGCTGCGAGTGTGTTTTGATTGCAGATGTGGATGAAGACCCTAAGAGTATTGTTGGTGGTGTAATCCTGTCAGCTGAAGAAGTGTCAAGTGAGTCTGGTTACAATGGCACGGACGAGTTTGGTGTAGACCATTTTGAATCCTACACCTATACATTCTACAAGATTGAAACAACTAAAGGCGGTCTATGGATGCGTTGGTTGGGTGAATCCAACGGATACTATTCTGAGTCAGTTGATTTCGTAGGAGTTAATATGGAGGGGTATTCAGAATGAAAGTACAGATCAAGAAACTGACAAATAATGCAATCATCCCGACATATGGATCAGAAGGTGCAGCTGGGTTTGACTTGTACGCTGATCTGAGTAAGACAGGTAAAGGACATTTTGTCCTAGCACCACAGGAACAGGTTGTGGTCAAGACGGGTGTTGCGATGGCTATCCCAGAAGGGTATTATGTTCAGATCAAATCTCGTTCAGGATTGGCATCTAAACATGGCGTACACGCTATCGGAGGTCTCTGTGATCAGGACTACAGGGGCGAGATTGGTGTCATCCTGAGTAATGGCGGAACAATGCCATTCGTAGTTAAGGATGGGGAACGTATTGCTCAGGCTGTCTTGCAGAAATACGAGAAGGCAGAATTTGAGGTTGTGGATGATCTTGATGAGACAGATCGTGGTGAAGGTGGGTTTGGTAGCACTGGTGTTTGATAGGACAATTTAGGATGATGTATTCGGGGCATGATATGTGCCCCGACTTTCTTTTGGAGGTGGTGTATATGAGTACTAAGAATTTTAACACAAACACGGACAATAAAGATGAATGGCTCACTCCAAAATACATTATAGATTGTCTTGGAGCATTTGACCTAGACCCTTGTAGTCCAGCAGAGAGGCGTCCGTGGGATACAGCAAAAGAGCATTGGGGGATTGATTCCGAGAATCCTAAAGATGGCCTCACTGAAGATTGGTTCGGACGTGTGTGGTGTAACCCTCCTTATGGTAGAGAGACATTTAAGTGGCTGGATAAACTAGCTGAGCATGGTTCAGGGATAGCACTTATCTTTGCACGTACAGAGACGATTGGTTTCCACGAAAGTGTTTGGAACAAAGCACACTCCGTGATGTTCTTTAAAGGACGCCTGAAGTTTTGGCATGTAGATGGTGTTGAGGGGGGGACTAGCAATGCACCTAGTGTGCTAGTCAGTTATTCAGAAGCCGACACAGATAAGATCAGAGAAGCCTTGACTAGAGGGGATCTTAAAGGTAAGCTGGTGATTGTGTAACTAAGACAGAAGGAGATGTAGGGTATGGCTGGACAGAAAGATCGTATGACTCGTAAGCGTAAGCAAGCAGACAACGTAGACCCACGTCATAGTTACGGCGGGGATATGTACGGTATCAACGAGTGGGTGTTGAATGATGAGCAGCAAGAGTTACGAAAACTTCTGTACGAAAAGGACATCGTGTTTGTCGATTCTAAGGCAGGCGTTGGGAAGAGTAGTTCAATCCTCTACACTTATATTGAGCAATATCTTAAAGATAAGTACAAGCAGATTGTTATTATCCGTCAACCTGTTGAGGTTGGCCCAGATAAAATTGGCAGTCTTCCGAATGGCCTCGATGAGAAGCTGGAGCCTCACTTCATAGCCTATCGAGACATCCTTGAGGAGCTTTTGAGTAAAGGTAAGGTAGAATGTGATTTGAACAAGCGAATCCACTTTATGCCAAGTAACTATGCAATCGGGCGGTCACTGCATGACAGCCTCATCTTAATCACAGAGGCGCAACAGATGCCACCAATGATCTTGAAGATGCTACTTGAACGTATTGGGCGTAACTCCACATGCTGTGTTGAGGGGGATAGTACGCAAATGTATACAACGGACGGTCGCCGTAATGGACTTGCTGCCGCAGTTAAGGTGTTCTTTGATGAATTGGGTTGTGTTCGGAAAGACGTGTGGGAAGATAATCTTGCATTCTACAGATTTAGTAATAAATATAACATGCGGTCTGAAATTGTGCAGATCGTGAATGATGCTTATGAGGAGTATAGTGATGGTAAAGGAGAAACAATTTAATGATTAAAGAGATTATTAAACGAGATGGTTCTGTTGCAGAGTTTGACGTAGACAACCTGAACAAATGGTCTAGCTGGGCATCTGAGGAATGCGGTGTTGATTGGTCATCTGTTGTATTCAATGCTGTTCGTGGTCTGTCTGAGCGTTGTACAACAGTAGATCTGCACAATGCACTCATTAACTCTTGCTTGTCCAAACGGACAGACGGGCATACACGAATGGCAGCTAGACTGCTTGTTGGACACATTTATAAGGAGGCATATAAGTGCTTTTCAATCCCATCCCTTAAAGACTTCTATGAAGAAGCTGTTGAGAATGGTTGGTGGGTTGATATGGGCTATACAGATTACGAACTGGTTGAACTTGACAACGTAATTGACCACACTAAGGATTTCACTTACACATACGCGACATTGAAACAACTATACGATAAGTACCTAGTGAATATGTCAGAAGGTGTCGTAGAGTCTCCTCAGATGTTATTTATGGGTGTCGCTATGAACCAAATGCGTAACGAAGACAATCGTTTGCAAGAAGTTATTAGTGCGTACCAAAAGCTGAGTAACCTGAAGTTAAACTTGCCCACACCAACGCTAAACGGAAGCCGTACTCTGCTAGAATCCTCCCCCAGTTGTGCGGTTATGAGCGGAGGGGACACTGTAGATAGTATTCAGGCAGCGATTGATGTAGCATACAAGCTGACAGCACAGCGTAGTGGTATTGGTATTGAATTGACTACACGAGCACCTAAAGACCCTGTTAAGGGGGGTATGGTGACTCATTCTGGTAAGCATTCATACTATAAGCACATTGCCAGTGCTGTTGCAGCAAACTCTCAGGTGACTCGTGGTGGCTCTAGTACAGTGACCTATACGGTTCTTGACCCTGAAGTTGATGCACTGCTTACAATGAAGCAACAACGTACACCAGAGAACTACCGGATTGATACGTTAGACTATTCGATTGCGGTCAATAACCTGTTCTTGAAGAAAGCAGCTAAGAAAGAACCTTGGATGTGCGTCAGTCCCTATTACGCACCTAAGTTGTGGGAGCTGTTCTACAGCGAAGATGAAGGTGCTTTTGAGAAAGAATATGAACGTGTGCTGGCTAGTGACGTTAAGAAGAAAGTGGTAGATGCTCGTGGTATCCTGAAGCAGCTCGTAGAAGCCCGTAGGGACACTGGGCGTAACTACATCACATTCATTAATAATGTGAACAAGCACACTCCGTTCAAAGAGGAAATTAGGTTGAGCAACCTCTGTCAATTGGCAGCTTGATACAGCAATGTATCTCGAATAACCGGATGAATTCGGTGAAACCTTAACACGTAATGGTGATGGCAATACCGAGCCAAGCCTGACACGATCTTGTCAGGAAGGTGTAGAGACTACTTGGTGATCTAAGCGTAGATCGTAAGACAAGATTAGCGTCCGGCATCCTTATGGGATGGTGATATAGTCCGAGCTAGTGCGAAAGCATTAGGTTCCTCGCAAGAGGTGTTGCTACCGACTAAACCGTTCTCAAGTCCAAGAGAGCTTTACAAGGAGAATGCAGACGGGACAATCGCACTGTGTTTTTTGGGCAGTATCGTAGTGGACGATTACACTGATGCGGAGTATGAAGATCTTGCTTACACACTTTGCAAGATTATTGACAACACAATTGATGATACGAAGTACCCATTCGAGAGTATGGAGGCCACAGCGAAAGGGTATCGGTCAATTGGTGTAGGTATGACTAACGTAGCTCACTGGATGGCTAAGAATGGCTACCGCTACGATACAGAGGAAGGACGTAACGCACTTCACAGACTTGCTGAACGACACTCCTACTTCTTACATAAAGCGTCTGTTCGTCTGGCAAAGGAGAAGGGTAAGTGTGAGTACATGGATCGTACCAAATACGCAGAGGGATGGATTCCTTCTGACACATACACCAAAACTGTAGATATGTATCATTCACAAGACAATGTTTACGATTGGGAAAGTCTCAGGAAGGACATTCTGGAACACGGTGTTCGGTTCAGTGTATTAGAGAGCTACATGCCGTGTGAGAGTAGTTCTCTCGTAACAGGTAGCACGAATAGTCTCTATCCAGTGCGTGACCTAGAAATATATAAGAACTCCCGCAAGGGTAGCGTTTACTTCCGGGCACCTGATATGGACACTGTTAAGTACCAATATGCTTGGGATGTCGCTTCAGAAGATATGGTTAAAGTGTATGCGATTGTGCAGAAATGGTGCAGTCAGGGGATTAGCGCTGACTTCTACCATGACTATAACAAAGGCCCATTTTCTGATGCAGAGATGATGAAGTCTATCTTCCTAGCCGCTAAACTTGGGATGAAGACTTGGTATTATCACAACTTCAGAATGCCTAGTAAGGACGATTCAGATACTGTTCGAGAAGTAGAAGAAGCTGCTTGTGAAAGCTGTACATTGTGATATGATAACGGGAGTCCTTAGTGACTCCCTTATTCTTTTATGGAGGTAATATGTCAAAAAACCTGATGAATGTTAGTAACAACAACAACCGATCAGGAAACTACCCTTTGTTTCTTGGCGATGATCTTGGGTTCTCAGATACGATCAATGTGACCTATCCAGAGATTGAGGAGATGTATCTATCTCAACGTGCCCAATACTGGACTGAATCAGAAGTCACTCTGTCACAAGACAGGCTGGACTTGGCGGAGGCACCTGATAGCGAGAAGGATGTTATGGTGCTCAATCTGCTGGCTCAGTGGCTACTTGATGCCACAGCTTCCAGAGGTATCCTTGAGACCTTTAGCCCATTTATCAGCAACACTGAACTGCATGAGTGGTTATCAATCCAGTCAATGTTTGAGGTGATTCACGCTCGCACATATTCCCACATCATCCGCAATTGTTTTGTAGACAGCAATGCTGTACTTGAGAAAGGCAAGAATGATGTGATGGTTCAGTATAGGACTGGTATTATTGGTAAGGTGTTTAACGATACTTATGAAATCGGGGTAAAATGGTCGCAAGGTGATATTGTTGACGAAGGTGTTGTGCGTAAACAAATCCTGAAAAATATGGCTGTCTTGTATGGACTAGAGGCAATCTCATTCATGGCATCATTTGCTTGCACGTTTGCACTGGCTGAGACAGGTCGATATCAGGGCATTGGTAAACTGGTATCACTCATCTGTGCCGATGAACTACTCCACGCTGAGGGGGATCGTAAGGTGTTTGATGCCATGTTTAATAGGGAGGGTTATCGTAAAGAGTACGTTGAGATCAAAGATGAGATTGGCGCTATATTTACAGCAATTGTCGATCAAGAGCTAAAATGGTCTGAATACGTGTTCAGTGAAGGTCGTAAGGTACTTGGTCTGAATGAACCCTTGTTGAAGGACTACGTGTATCATATAGCAAAACCAGTCTTTGATTACTTGGGTCTTGATTGGGAATATCCTGTGGTGAGTCAGAACCCACTACCATTCGTGGACAAATATATTGACCGAAATCTAGTACAAGGTGCTAACCAAGAGATTCAGAATATCTCCTACTTGATTGGCAATGTAGACAGCGATGGTGTTGACGAAGAATTCGACTTCTAACCTCCCGCCCAGACTTCCTCCCTAGGATTTCTGGGCTTTCTTTTGCCCGTAATTCAAGGGAGAGCTATGGGAGAAATAATCTGCACAAACCCCTTGACCCAGACCAATCCATCCCCTACACTATGTCTAAATCAATTGAGACAGGAGAATCCCAAATGAACCTAACCGAAGCTGAACGTCTGATCAAAAATTGGCGTGAATGCACAGATCGTATCCGTGCCGTGAACGATGTTGCCAACAATCTCTCACCAGATAGTGTTGTCACTGTACGTGTTGCTAAAGATGGCTTTCACGACCAACTTGAACTAACACCTCTTGAGACAAAAATGCTAATGAACATTCTGCACAACACCATCTACGAACGTGAACAGAATCTTCGTGAACGTATTGTGAATGAATTGCATATTGATGTGGAGGCTTGATTAGAATGCTTTCAGCCAGAGACAATCGTTTCCTACATCTAGCCGAAAAGGAGTCTAAGCAATCAGACCACTACAGATTCCATATCGGCTGTGTCATTGCACAAAATCGTAGATTGGTTGCCTCTGGCTACAACACGCTAACCAAAACCCACCCTCTACAACATCATTACGCATCACTTGTAGGGAAGCCTGACGCCATCTACCTGCACGCTGAAATGACTGCTATCGTAGAGGCTAAATCTAAAGGGGTGGATCTGACAGGAGCTTCTGTGTACGTGTTTAGACGTGGACTAGATGGTGATGTTAAGATGTGTAGGCCATGTCGCATCTGTATGCGAGCTTTAGCAGATGCTGGCGTGAAAGAGATAATCTACACCACAGATGTTGGTGTGGCTAAAGAATTTGTAGGAGGTTGATATGAACGAACAAACCCTTATTGATAATGGTTACAAAGAATTCCCTAAATCACCATTCTGTCCAGAGTATGCGAGTAAGGCTTACCAGAAGTGTATTCGTGATGATCAACACAACAGGATGTATTTCATCAACATTTATTGGTATCGTGAAATGAACAGCTACACTGCGGATGCACAATTCCAATACAAAGAGTCTGGACGAGATGAATTCATGGATGTTAAGATTGAATGTGTAAAGGATGTTGCTTGGTTAGAGCAATTCATTCATAACATCTGGCAATGCACTTCAGCCGATATGTATGAGAGGGAATAGTATGCCATATAACATTGTAATGACATCACTACTTGTCTTCTTGGTCATCTTAGTCCTATACTTAGCTGGTGTCTGTATCACCCAGCAAGAACGTATTGGTGACATTGAGGACGAGAAACACTTGTTGAAAGACCAGCTACATTGGATTAGACTAGATGATCTGACCAAAGCCACTTTGAAGAGTGATTTTGATAAGGAGTGTGGATGATGGACAAATACGAACAAATGAGTGATGAGGATATTAACACCGAAGTCTTGAGAGTTCTGTACGGGGATGTCGTTGATTATTGGTCGCTATCTAATTGCGGTACATATCTGTACGACTGTGGGCCTGTTGGAGATGCTTTTTACAAAATAGAACTAAAGGACTACTGCGACAACCCAGCAGACGCTTGGCCTATAATCGTTGAAAATAAGATCAATATCGATTTTCAGTACGGTGTGTTGCCTATAGCAGAGTATGATGAATACATTTACACAGATGAGAACCCTCTCCGTGCAGCTATGATCGTATTCCTGATGATGAATGGTGACAATGATGTTCTTTGACAAACTATTCGCCAAAAGCATACATGATCGAGGTTCTTACCGAGAGTATGGGCTAGGTATCTACGGCAACAAAGCATTGCTCACATTAGGTGTGTACGATGTCTGTGATCGCAGCTTTGGTCTGAACATGAATGTTAGTCTGGATACACCTTCTATATTTGTGTCTGTTCAGCTATGGAAGAAGTGTTATCTGATTACAATTAACGATGAATTTATTTGGGAGGAATGATTGTGGAAACACCATTAGAAGACTGGCTAGAACACTGTCCACAACCAGTTGTTGCAAGAGTGATTGAATCAGAACTTGATCTCAGGCATCTGATGATCACTCATTCTGTATATGAAGAGAACGTGCTTGTTGTGATTGATCTGAAAAGTATTGCTAATTGTAAGGAGGAATAATATATGCTATTCAAAGTATATGGTAAACCAGATTGTCCGTTCTGCACTAAGGCTGTCCAGATTCTTCAGGACAACAACATCCCGTATCAATACTATTCGGTTGGGGAGCATATAACTAAGGTTGAGTTGATTGATACCATTAGTTTAGTTAATGATAATGTCGAGGTTAAGACAGTGCCACAGATTGTGTACGGGAATGAATACATTGGTGGTTATACTGAACTGTGCGACTACCTTGTTGAAGAGGATTTGGTATGATAGGTATTAAAATAAGATCAACGAATAAGTTAGTACAGGGTGTGGGTTTAAATGATGCCAATTACAATGTGACTTTGTATGAAAATGTGGATGGTAAACGGAAAATGGTATGGGTATGCCCGTATTATGCTAGATGGTGCCATATGCTAAAACGGTGTTACTCTGAAAAGTACCATGAAAAGCAACCTACTTATATTGGCTGCTCTGTTTGTGAAGAATGGTTAACATTCTCAAACTTCAAGTGCTGGATGGAGTCCCAATCTTGGGAGAACAAACAACTAGATAAAGACTTGTTAGTTGTAGGTAATAAAGAATACGGGCCAGATACTTGCGTATTCGTTACATCTATTGTGAATACTTTTTTGAATGATAGCGGCAATGCTCGTGGAGAATTCCCGCTAGGCGTTAGCTCCTATAAAGGTAAATTTCAGGCTCGATGCCGCAACCCCTTCACTGGTAAACGAGAATATCTAGGTCTATTCAACGACCCTAACCAAGCTCATTTAGTTTGGAAAAAACGAAAACACGAATTAGCTTGTCAATTAGCTGATTCAGAATATGTTACAGATGCTCGTATTGCTCAGGCATTATGTACAAGATTTTTATAAGGAGGGTGTCGAATGAACACATATAATGTCGTGTATGATGTCCTAAATGAAGATGCAGGTGAATGGGAACGATGTTCTTCAAACATTGTAGCATCCACTGCTTATTATGCTGAAAAGCACATCTGCGATTCATTCGATGTTGTTAAGATTGTCAAGACAACACCATTCAAGCATCAAGGTGACAAGAACACCAACACAGCTCTTGGTGACATCATGATCAACATGATTGTGTCCAAGGACAACGAATACAACGGACATTGCCAGCTAGAACTTGGTGAGATGCACCTAGATACACTACTTGAGCTGACAGATGCTCTTGAACGCTATTGCAACAAGAACAATCTTAGCAAAGGGATGTGTCACGCTAAGGTGTTCTCCGACAAGAGTGGTGTTGTTGAGATGTCTGATTGGTGGGAACAGGGAGAACATCCGTTAGGGCATACAGAACGCACTATGTTTGGATTCAAGCTGAAAGACAGTTGACAAGACTACACTACAGATGTCTGAACCAAACACTTAGGAGGAAACATGAAGCTACACATACATAGATTCGTACATAATACACCAATATCTTACAGTGATATTATCAAGACAGTATCCTGCCGAGAACATCCTGATGGCATTATCGTTGTAAGATTCACTGTAAAAGACAAGTATTATTACATTGATGGTGAATGGTCGGCTAACACTAAGGATTACAAAGGACAAGGACTCTCTTTCATGCCTATAATCTGGGATGGTGAAAACTATTTGGATCCAGATGATTGTGATCTTGATACATATTACAACCATCCTGATTGGTGGAAGCTAGACCTTGTGTTGGAGTGTGACAAATACTACACTACTAAGGTGATTCCATTAAAGCATGAATACTTGTGGGTGCTGATTCCACATGATATTGTGTTCGGGAGTTATGAGAAGATGTCTGAATTGGAGATTGTGGAATGAAAACACTGACACTGCATGAATTGTCACTAGATGATATACCCGAAGATGGGTTGCCGATAATCTTCTTCTCCAGTACATCATCATTCGGTATGTTTGAACAGCACTACACCAAACAAGGTATTGCTGAGTACATGTATGGTGATATTGCTGACTCTTTGGAAGAGGCTCTTGGGAAAGGTGGTCACATCTGTCTATCGTTCAAAAGTGTTGACGAAGAAGATGACAATATGATCCCATTGATGTGTGACGACACATACTTGCGGGAAGGGTGTTTGTGGATGTATGAGCACGAATACTACCCTGTGCTGGATAATCACCACTACCCGTTTCAAGAGTGGTCATATCACTTGTGGGGGCTAGATAAGGGCTTGTGTGAGAAATACGGAGAGGATGTTGTTGAGGAGTGTGTCCATCCCAGAGAAGGGCCGTTAAAGTTCATTAAGCAGCACATCCTCTTCAATAATGTAAAGTTTATTGTAGAATGGATTGAGTACGAGGACAGAACACCTCATATGATGCGATATTCTGTGGAGGAGTCTGTATGAAAGTAATCAATGATAGTATTAGCGACAAATCTCTGACACACAGACTGGTTGTCACAGACGTAGACGAAGATGTTGTAGAGGAGTTGTGTTTTGATCGTTTAGTGGCTCTGTACCCCTCTGCTACAATCTCTTGTCTGGATATTGATAGTGATGATAATATCTACTATCTGACATTTCTTGTGGAGGAGAGGTGATGGACATTCAAAGGTCAAACGTAATACATCGCGAAGAAACATACCGAATACTCGTTGGTGACGTAGCAGGCATGGATGATTCTGAGATAGAGATGACATGCTTGAGATATTTAAAGAGTGTTCATCACAAGGACGCATTCATTCTGCCACTAGATGTGAGATGGATAGATGATCGTCAAGCGGAGGTATTTGTGAAAGTGTCTAACGGTGATAACAAGTATTGGTGAGGTGTAGACAAACAAAAAAAGGCCAGACATCCAATACGGACATCTGGCCTAAATCTCCCTACCTGCAATACCTTGTTAGGGATCACGTTCCGTTAAGGATCATCCCGCCTACGTCTTGGACAATAATTCCCTTGCTTGTCTAAACACTTCCATTTCACCCACACCTCTAGTCCTAGGAGATAGAAGAACTGGACAAAAGCGTTGGTTACATCATATATAGCCCACAAGTAGGCATGTTCTGTTTCAACAGCTTGGTCATAGTTCGCAACAATCCAATCCACTTGTAGCCACATAAACACACTTGTCATACATACTAGGCAGAACAAATAGGCATACACAATCCAGCCCATATCCTGTTTATGAGGACAATGCTTAACATGTGGAAGGATCAATATTGCCTTAATCGTTACAATCAAATACAGGCAGAGGGTGATCCAATGAATTGCCTCTAATACACATAGTGACATATTCTCCTGCCTTGGCCTATTGGCCTAGATTAGCTAGATACGTGATGAGCATGATAACAGCAGCACTACCGGCAGTAGTACCTAGCCAAACTAATGCACGGGACATCAGCTTGTTATTATTCACGTCCATCTCCATTTGCCGAATCCTTGGCTCAAGGGCTTTCAGCTCCTTGATTATCTCAGACATCTGTGTGATGTTTTCTGTTAAGAGTCTCGTTGACACAACTAATTGCTGAGTTGATTCAAGCAATCTATCGTGTTGAGATTCTAACTTAGACACCCTCCTGTGTAAATCATCCCCGTCACTCACGTTCCCCTCCTATTTTGAATTTAATACATCAATCAAACCATTGTGTCTTGTTGCACATTCGTGGTATAAGCTAGACCACTCCTTAGCCATCAGCATCCAGTCAGATCCTTCTGTTCCATAGTCATATGGTAGTGTAGATGGACATTTGATAAGGAGTGTTTGCTGCATCACTTGCGGAGACACCTCAGGCTTAGCAGAACATCCTGTGAGGGATGTTAATAACATCCCCAACAGAACGTATTGCCTAGATTTACTCATCTCCTACACCCTCTATAGAAGCCCCTAGAGCGTATTGCTTAATTAGAGCCTGTCCTTCCTCGTCTATGCAGGATATGTTGTAGACAGGCTTCTCGACAATACGTACACGTTCACGTTCTAGCACACGCTCATTAGCAGATAGTGTAGACAGGCGTTCTTCTACAATACTTGCTATCTCAGATTCTCTAGACATATACTCCCGAAGAATATCTTGCCTATCAATCATGTCGGAGATAGCATCTGATTGGTGTTGGTATGTACTATAGACATATCCGGCATAGAATGATCCGAGAAGAGTAATTCCAACAAGAATCATCTTCCAATGTTTTAGCCACATATACTACTCCTTTCTGTTGCCAGAGTTTACATATAGACCAAACCAAGCAGCAGCAGCTCCCCAGATGATATTGGCATAGAGTTGTTGCTCAGACGTTGGAGCAGGAAGATTCTGGAACCAAATGTGTGTGTCATAACATATCCATCCGTAGAGTGCGGTTAGAAGTCTTGGCACAACACGCCATTTATCGAATTGCTCTGGGGAGATCATGTTGGCTCCTATTAGTCCACAATATGCTGATACTCTGCCGACTTATTGCCCTCGTGCCAATTGCCGCTGAAGCAGTGCATTAGCTCATGTGTCATAGCATACGGATAGATATCTGAGCGGACGTAGACAGTACATCTGTTACCCGACCATTTAGCTTGGCCTAATACATCAGACTTGGCGTTCGGTATCTCGTCAACGACAAATATCTCGGCAAAGATAGCGTCACGTTTACGCTCAGGGAATTGATCCTTTGTCGCGGAGCACCCAGCTAGAAGCAGCACAAACACAGGCGCTAGAAGCAGCGCCCATGCTAGTGTGAGGATTGTTTTACGCTTGAATTTCATCAGGTAGAACCTCCAACTCAGGCGGATACAATTCAGGGAAGAAACCCTTGAACGTATCCTCATCCGGGAAGCTGTAGAACAGTGTATCCGCTCCAGCAAACACCCTGCTTGGGCTATTGGGCACCACTATATATTCTTCAGCGCCAGTAATCGGATGGTCGGTATTAACGTGATAGCCTGCAATTGGAGTGCTGACTGGGTTATCTGGATCAGTGGTATCCAGATCGTACATAGTGCCGATAATGTCTAAATTGATCATCGTGTCAGCTCCGTAATTTCAGCAGCGGACAGTTTGTATGGGTAATACCGGAAATCACGGTGGCGGCCATTTTCGAGCTGGATTATCTGCCCTGAAGGATTTGGCGTGGTGGTTGCGTCATAACCAACGCAGTATTTTTTATACCCGTCAGCGTCAGCAAGGATTTCAAACGATCCTGCCGACATAATTACTTCACCGTTTGTATATTCACCCTCAACGTAGAAGGTGCCTTGATCGTTAATCTGCATTGTGTGCTCCTTATACTGTTGGGGTGATGATGTCGGCTACGCGGGTTACGGCAGATGCTGCGGTATAAATTAAACTAGAAGGCTCTGTACCATTCTCTGCCTGACAGCCCCAAAAATAATAAGAGCCAGCTCCCAAGAAAATATCACTCCCTGTTTCACCCAGATAGAAATACAAAATGTCGCCCTGTGTAACCATGTCGATTGGTGTCGTGAACCAAATTCTATACCAACCGTCACCTACAGATTCAGAGCGCCAAGGAGATCCATCTGGAAAACTATTATCAGTTAAGTCGAAGTTGCCTTGTATAAAATTTGTTCCGCTTGTGTTGTTTCTAACTAAGAACCGAACGAAATCCTTTGAATAGTTTTTGTTTTTAAAGAAAATAGAAAAAACCATCTGGGTAGAAGAAGGTGCGGTATACGAACGTATATTAATAGCCGTTACGCCGTTATAATAAACCTCTAGCGCCTCCATCTCACCGTTGGGCGCTATCGCTGCATTATATACTTCATCGTACCCCGTAAATTCCCATCCTTGTTGCATTCTTGAGTAAAGCTGGATATTTGTACGCTGCCCCTCAACCAACAACCCCCGACATTCTCCCGTAGCCGGATCATAATCAATCCGAGGCTCATTGATCCCAGCCGTTTGCAGCACACCGTTTGCATCGAAATAGGTAGCCTCTGAATTACGCACTACATCCCATTGCTGCAAGATGGTTTTAGGCTCAAGGCCGTATTGCTCGTAGAGTTTGTGTTCGTTAGCACAGAAATCGGATGACATTGTGGGTGCAACGGACGGCTTGTATTGCAGGCCGTAGTAGTCGTTCGCCTCATCTGTGCCGATTAGCTCGCCGGAGGCTGTGCCTGTATTAACCAGTGCAGCAGTGCCATAATCGGGGATGACAATATCTTTCCAGATGACACCATCCCAAACACGCATCACTTTAGCTGTAGAATTCCAATAAAGAGCGCCCTCAAGGAGAGTATTACCATCATTATCTACAGTGGGGTTGTCTGCCCTACTACCTAGATAGCGATCATCAAATTGATCGTACAAGGAGGCTGCGGATTGTTCACTAGCTAGGGCATTCGCCTCCGATGTGGTTGCATTTGATTCAGACAGAGCTGCTGCTTGCTCACTGGCTAAAGCATTCTGTTCAGATGTTAATGCAGCAGATGCACTAGCTGAAGCATTTAATTCAGACAAGGCTGCTGCTTGCTCACTGGCTAAAGCATTCTGTTCAGATATAGAAGCCTTGCTAGCACTAGCAGCAGCCTCATTTACTCGATCTTGCATATCCTTGTTATATCCAGCTATGCTTTTGCGTGACACGCCAAGGCGGTCTAACCACATATCCCCTGTTCCGTTTATAGCTAAGTCTAAGTTCTCAGCATTGTCGTAGAAATCTTTTGGGTCAGCACTCCCAACAGGATTCCCTGTGTTATATGTTGTCATCTATAATTCCTCATGCTTTTGGCCATAGAGAGTTGGCTGCTATATCCACTAGCGACATATCCCGCCATTTGTTTATCTGCATCACGCCACCAAATGTCTCAGAGTAGATTGCAAAATACGAGACATTGACAAACATATCTGTATCCAACCCTTCAGCGACAGGTGTTGTGATATCTAACACACATTCAGGGAGGAAGAATTCGTAGATAGTGTCATTAGCATGTAACCACCAACGTAGTGAGAATGTCTTGGTCTCGAAATTTTCTCTATACAAGCTCAGAGATTCTTGTGTCAGGTAGATGCTCATATTCCCAGTCACTGTGAATTTAGTTGGCGTCCACCCAGACACATATTTATTACCAATAGGAGTGCGTTGCTGGTATGAATTACTAATCACCATATCTAGACTCTCGATAAACATACCAGTGTCATATCCCTCCACTTCAATCACACCAACATCTTTGCTTGTAATCACTGGTTGATGTTCTATTGTTGGCGTAGAGCTAAACTCATTCTCAAACGAATGTCCATTAGAAACAAACGTAGCAGAACCGTTGACAATATTCCCGTATGACACGTCTAGGGATAGTGTGTCTAGGTAAGCATCCGTACACACCTCCCAGTGATCGAGATCAGATAAATGCTTTCCAATAACAAGCGGTTTGATTGCATTTGAATACTGTAGAGAGGAAGAATATGCGCCATTTTGCCAATCCCCACCAAGAGCGTGTTCAAACAACCAATCGTGGTTGAGGGTTAGGTGGAAATCTATTTGGGCAGAGGATGTGTAGGATACTTCAGACCATTTATTGACACACCTGTCTGAGCGTATATTCTCCCTGTATTCAATTTGTTTCGTTACAGTGATATTCTCGGAAGTGATTGGGACAGGTAGGACATCTCCCCCGTGTCCTGCCACATACACTTCCACCATGTTAGAATTAGACATGGCTTTCTCCTATATTATTTTATAATCACCATTCTCTTTTGGTATGTTTAGATATGAATATTCTTGGATATACCAATCCTTGTGTTCATCTGGACAGAAGAAAGCCTTGTCTTTGTTGTTATAGGCAAAATATCCAGCAGACCTCACGGCTAGGTACACATATTGCCTACGCCTCCAAGACATACCTTCAAGCTCACAGAAGTCCTTGAGGATTAAGTCCCATTCATCTCGGGTGAGAACCGTTTCGTCTGGATGATATGCGGGGAGTGTATAGCCGAAATCATGCGGTAAAGATGCTATCTCAAGAGGACCAGCTTTGGACACGATACTTCGTAAAGACTTCGGGACTGACGCTCCATCGTAGATAAAGAAGCGAGGTATGATTATCTTTATCTGAAATCGTGCTGACCACAACACCCAAGGAACAAGTACAATCTTGTCCTCGGTGGATTGTCCATGATAGTACCTGACAGATATTCCGTGCTGAAGTATCTGATCCTTTGATCTGTCGAACGGGATCACAACATAGCTCCTATCTTAATAGCGGTATCAGCCAGACGTATAGCTGTAGTAAGTGCTGTATTGGCCTCTACAGCCTCCACAAGCTGTCTAAACTCTTTGTCTAATACGGATGCACTCTGATCAAACTCTTTGAATACAGCCCATTCTGGAGCGTTGTAAGCATCCTTGTGAGACAAGACTATCTCTCGAATGCTTAGGTAGGCTGATTTGATCTTAGCATATTGAAATGATACATCTTGTATGTTCAGAACGAGTTTGTCTGGATTGTCTCGGTAGTGTTTTAGGACAGACTTCGAACGGTCTATTTGATCAAAAGCCTCCAACACCATTGTTATCTCAAGGTCTGTCAGAGGGGCATTGTCGATGAATTTAACAGCCTGTCCATTCTCATATGTGTAAGCAATGTTTGTGGCAGAAGTTATAACAGAGAGTGTTCGATTAGTTGTGTCTAAGGAGCACCCGGTTAGGACAGATCCTAAGAACAATGTAGCCACTACCTTCCTCATACAGCCTCCGGTAACATTACACCCATAATCTCCTCAATCGTAGATGCTTGCTGTAAAGCAATCACAGCCTGTTCGTAAGCAGAGAATGTCTGAGCCTTACGTTGTGTATATCCAATTACAACAGCCTCCAGATCAGCTTTAGAGAGATCTTGTAGCGTGTTATCAGACATCACCCATTTGATTGATGTTGTCAGACCAAGAATATCCCAATTCGAGATAGTACCTGTCACGTTCTCTCTGTCCTCAATACGTCCCACTTGAACATTATTGATTGGAAGAGAGATACGTTCATCACGTTCTTGCTTGAGAATCTGCCTACGTTCTTCACGGAAGAAATTGAGTGTAGATTCTCTGTAGGAAGGTTCTAGTGAAGATAGTGGGCTAGAATCATCTGGGAGGATAATACCATGCTCAACGAATGTAGCACAGGTGCCTTGCCAGAGATCTTTGTTAGGAACTTCTAGGTTATTTAGTTCTACTAGACGAGCTTGCTGAGATTGTGTTGGGACGACATCCTCGAAGGATAGGTTGGACAGATGGCCCCATTGTCCTACTAGGCTTTCATAGTATTGACGATCATTTGTATATTGCTCAACAGGATGGCCTGTATCAGTGAATATAGCTTTTGTTGTGTAGAATTGTGCTTCGTTGTTTTGGAAGTAGACCATCTGGTAATATCCTCTTGTAGATACATTATACGTTTTGACTTAACAGAGTTGGCTTGGTTTATTCTTGTGAGAAATCCTATGAAGTTATCTTTGATGGCAGCCACCGTAGAGTATTTCTCACCACGAGGATAGTTAATCAAAGATGGATAGATTCTGTAGAACAATGATTCTGCTTTAGAGAACACTAGTAATCCATCAGCAACCATAATTATTCCTTAGTGCGCTAGACGGGGACAAGCCCCGCCATTAAACGCGCACATATTAGATGTTAGTGTTAAGAGACAGCCTTACGGCTTTAAGACAAGCGAAGGCAGCCAACCGAAGTCGGTAGACACACCCGAGGACGTGAGCGAATGCAAGCCAGAAAGACGAACATAGCCCCGATAGACACGACCGGAGGTGGAATCAGAACGTCTTTCAATAGCCCATTTATAACGACCATCACCAGCAGCTATAACAAGATCTGTATCAGTATAGCTTGCCCAATTATCCCCGATCTGACCGCCGCCATCATAAGTTAGTCCAGATGCGCTTGATGGAACATCCTGATGAACACGATAAATGAGGTCGTTGTATTCGGAGTTTCTACCAGATTCGTCGGCAGCAGGGAAACTTGTACTTCCGTCAACATCTCCGTTCTCAGCACCTTTCAAGAGCTTCACTCGGAATGTATCTGTCCCGATTGTCACTTCACGATTCTGGACAACACTCGGAGCTGCGGTTACTTTGCCAAACAATCCCATCGAAGATACACCATACACAGCACCTCTGTCATATATATGATCCCAACTAACACTGTGACGAAGAGGTTTCATCGGGACATAGTGGATCTGTCCGTGCCAATAAAACTTTAACCAATCTGTTGTGTCATTGATTGCTGTACCAGATGTTAGACCAATACTTGAGGCTAAAGCACTTCCTGATATGAATTCGGCTGAGGATACAGTGCCGAAATAACCCGTATCGGTATGGAAATCGTATGTAAGCTGGGTTGGGCCTACGCCCAACACGGCGCTATTATATGGCTCATCGCCATCAGAGATCAGTTCTAAGACAGGCAGCCAACCGTAGTCGGTAAACCCATTCGAGGACGTGTGCGAACCCAAGTTAGAAAGACGATCATAGCCACGAAAGACACGAAAGGAGGTGTTGTTTGATGTGGTCTCTTGTGTCCACTTAGCACGTCCAGTCAGAGTTCCACCAACTTGTAAATCTGTATCTGTATAACTAGCCCAATTCGCACCCACCTGTGGGCCACCATCGTATGTATCAGAACCACATGTCACAACAGTCTGATGAATACGGTAGATGAGTTCATTGTATTCAGACCCACCGCCATAATTCTGAGTACAGCTATCTGTAGCCACAATGTTGGTTAGATCAATCGGGTCAGATGCAGCACCAGTCAACAGTCTCACTTTATATAACTTAGTGCCTATGCGAACTGTCCTATCACCGAACACACCATCTCGACAGGCAATCGCATCCCAAGAAATAGAGTGAGCAAAAGGTTTCTTAGCTACATACAACACCTTACCGTGACTATAGAATTTAAGCCAACCCGCATCTGATGCTGTATTCCCAGCAAACTGTAACACGCCTTGACCAAAGCCCATGTGTTCAAACAACCAACGTCCTGTTGGGAGATTCTCCCGTGTATCCACGCCCCATTGTGTTGGTGAAATATCTGGCTGATTTCCTGTGGTAGATGTCAGGGCAACATACTTAACATCATTGTAAACAACACTCTGACCAGCAGTGTATGCGATAGATGCTGACCATGTGCCACGATAATCATAATCATCAACAAGGTCTGTAGCAGGAATTTCACCAAAGAAACCTGTAGCAGTGGTGGAGTCAAAGTTACCGGCAGTG